CAGCAAAGACAACTCCACCACCGCCACCACCGCCACCAGTTTTGCCGCCCATGACTCTTACAAGTTCTCGTAAGGTGGCTTCAGATGCAGCGTTTTTGGCTTCTACGGTTCCGACTCCGGGGATATCGATAAAAACTGCCATTTTTTAATTTTTTCCTGGTTATCTGCGCATATAAATAGTATTGAGCGTTATTGTATTTATCGGAGATAAAATGAACGAAATTCCAAATGTAGCACCAACTGTGACGATGGCAAAGAAGAACCCGCTAGCAGCGTTCTACAGACAACCTAAAATCTATGTATCACTTCCGTCTAAAGGAAAATTTTACGCACCTGGATCTTTAGATGTTAGTACAGATAATCAATATCCAGTATTTGCTATGACAGCAAAAGACGAGTTAATGTTTAAAACTCCAGATGCATTGTTATCAGGACAAAGCACTGTCGAGTTAATCAAAAGCTGTATCCCTGCTATTATAGATCCGTGGAAAATGCCTGCAATTGATTTAGATTTTGCTCTAATTGCAATTCGTATTGCTACTTACGGAGAAAAGATGGAGGTAGGATGTGAATGTCCATACTGCAAAGCGGAAAATTCTTATGAATTAAATCTGTCAGACTGGTTCTCAGTGTTTAACAATTTTGAATACAACGAAATAGTTGATGCTGATCCGTTAGTTGTACATATTCGTCCTTATTCATATAGAGAAATTACTAAAACTTCTATCAAGACAATGGAACAGCAACGTATTTTTCAAATTATCAACGACGAAGAACTGTCCGATGAGGTTAAATTAGACAAATTTGGCGCTAGTTTTATCAAATTAACAGAGCTAACTGTGGATATTGTTGCTGATTGTATTTCAAAAATTGATACGCCAGACGGTAGTGTAGATGATAAAGCAATGATTAGAGAGTTTATTCACAATACGTCTAAAGATTTGTTTGAAAAGATATCAAGCCATATTAATGCAATTAAAAGTCAAATCGAACTTAAAGAACAAAACGTTCAATGTTCTGAATGTGAAAAACCATTCACTATGCCAGTATCAATGGATCAAGCAAATTTTTTCGGCGTAAAATCTTAAGTCTGCCCTTACCGGAGATTTTACGTGAGTCTGAGAAATTAGATAAAGAAGGTAAGGCAATTAAGAAAGATTGCCTCAAGCTATGTTGGTACATGCGAGGCCTTTCTTATGAAGAAGTATTGAATATGAGTTGGGACGAAAGAGAAATCGTCGGCGAGATTATTAAAGAGAATTTAGAAACAACTAAAAAGACAGGACTGCCTTTCTTTTAGAGCTTGTTGTATACTTGATTTAATAAACGAATTTCGTTAGATTCTAACGGCTTTCCGTTGATAATTTTACCTAACATGTTTTTAGCATCTCTTCTAGGAATAATATCAAACGGTGATGACTTAACTGCGGTGGTGTCTTTTGGTTTACCTTTAAAGAAACCTTTAACTTTATCCCACATAGGGCCTTCTTCAAGAGCCCTATCTTCTATTAAATCACTTATTCTCATCTTCTGTACAAGCTAGCGGTCCCTGCAATCAATGCTTCGGTCATCATACGCTCTTTGTGTCTTTGCACACTATCGTAGAATCCTGCCATTTGTGGTTCAGCTGGTACTGCTGCTGGTGCTGCTGCTGGTGCTGCTTTTTTAGGAGCCGGCGCTGCTAATGACTTTTGTAGCATTTGCATAATGCGCTGCTTACCTTTTTTGTCAAGTTGGCCAACTTGTGCTTTAACTTGTGCGTATGCACTATCTGCTTTAGGATTTGCTGCTGGTGCTGCTGCTGGTTGTGGTGCTGCTGCGCCTGCTGCTGCGCCTGCTATTGAGCCTGCTGGTGCCGCCGCTGCTGGTGCTGCTGCTGCTGGTGCCGGTGCTTTTTTAGGCGCAGTCACTTTAGCATATTCGTCATCGTATGCTTTTTGCATTGCTGGATCTGGTGCAGCAGCTGGAACATCTCCTGCGATATTTGCAGTAGAAGTAGCTTTACCTTTTTGGTACGCTTTCTTAACGCCACCTGCAATGCCGCCGATCATACCAACGCCTTTAGCAACTCCGCCAATTCCTTTGGCTAGTCCTCGTCCGATAGCACCCAATGGGCCTTCTTCGAGCTCTTGTTGTTGACTTTCTGTTAAAATATCATTGATTCTCATGACGTGTTCCCTAATTGTAGTATATTTATCACTATCACACTGATTCGATAATGTTGTATTCTGAACTATTCATTGTGAATAGTATTATAATTTATTTATTGTAATAATGAGCTAAAGCTCATTTGCTTTTTCGCTAACGCTCAAAGCACTTTTTTCTTACTAGAAGTATTTAATGTGTTTTATTATGAAGTATTATTAATTGCGAAGCAATTTAAGTATTATGCAGATCGTTCAGTCACACTTAGCCCTTGCGGGCTAAGAAGCATTATGCGAGTCGCACAGTACACACAGCATTTGAACTATAAAGCAAGTTGCTTAACGTAGGCGGTTGTCCGGTACCTACTCATTCTGTCTTTTAACAACGGCGGATTATTACACAAATGCTGTCTTGCATAATAACCGTGGGTCTTTCTCCCATCATTTAGCCTTTTTAATTTTTTCCTTGCAAATCAAACCGGTTGTACGTAGGCGTATCCGATCAACGTCCTGTTAAGGATAGTGATTTACAACCCCTTCACCAACAGAGGAATTCCATACCGTCACACATCAGAACGGATTGCGGGCACTATAACAGTCGCCAGTGCGGGCTTATTTGGTGATTAAATGGCCTTTTTGTGCTCTAGTAGAGCTTGCCTTAGCTTGTCTGATCCGCCAACTCTGACATTAATAATGCCATTATAATACTCGTTTGTTTCGAGTACTTTGCGTTCAAACTGCTCTCTTGCCTCAATGTAGCTTAGTTCTGCTTTAGAAGTGCAGTAATATAAAATTTCTCTTGTGAAGTTTTCCGGGCCTAGTGATTCGATGTCTGCGTTAAGTCTATCGGAGGAACCCCAATATGTACGCCAATCGCTTTCAACTGTTGATCTACGTTTAAGTTTTTTGCCTTTGAGAGGTGGTTTAGTACGTTTGAATTGTGCAAGTTTTTTGCCTATGTACTTTTGCCCGGTAGTGAGATTCGTGATTAGATATACAAAGCCAATGTAGCCCTCTGGAATTTGTTCTACGAGTTGAGTCTTGTATGTCCATGTCACTCTTTAGTTATCTTGCGGGGCCTGCCTATCTTGCGGATTCTGGTTTTGTTTCGTTCTTGCCTTTTTTCTTGTATTTCTACTCGCCGTTTACTTGCCTCATTGCGTATTTCTGATAGCCAATACCGTGCCTTAATTCCTGCCTCGTCGCTGTGCCCGTATTCAAAATTAGTCTGCCACTTGAAATATGCCTGGAAGGCAGCAATCATGTTATCGTGGCTGTCTGTACTCATAATTTAATAAAGTTAAAATTAATAACTATCCTGTAATCATGATTCCTAGGATGCATTCCTGCATGTAGGGTATTACCGTTAAACATTAATATTCTTCCTTTTTTTGGTGATATCCGATGTTTAACAATAGATACATCATTATTATCAAATAAAAATGTATCGCCGTCACTATCGTTTACGTAATATATCATAACCCAATGATTACTATTAGTATCAACATGTGGAGTCTGGTGTGCATCGATATTTTCAAAGTTAACTTTTGGACACAAATTTGCTTTAATTCTAATAATTGATGAATTAAAATTAAGTGCAGTACATACAGTTTGAAATAACGATAACGGGTAGTCTACAAATTTAGAATTTATTTTTTCATTAGATATAAATTGATGTGTAAACTGCGTATATTCAAAAATATTGTTAGTAATAGATTTGTAAGCATTATATTCTCGCGGCGTTGACGTTAAATTTTTATGCTCACACAAAAACCATGGAAAACTAGTATCTTCAAATAACAGACAAAGTTGATCCTGAACTTTGTTAGGAACTAAATCGTCTCTAATATGCACACCGGTATTAAACATTTAGGCAATAATATCCACATCGTTGCTGTAGCTAGTAAATCCGTTTTCTTTAATAACTTTTAGTACATGATTTACCCGGCTTGTTAGATCGTCCCTGTGCGAAATCAAGAATACATTCTTATTCCGTTCACGAGTCATCTTTTTAAGTACTGCAATACTTGATTCAACTCCACTAGCATCCATGCCGCTGTCAACTAGCTCGTCGATGAACAGTAAGTTGATAGGGTGATATAAGTTTTCCCATACATCGCGGAATGCCCAGCTCATGCTTAGAATCAAACGATTGCGCTCACCGCGACTCAAGTTATCAAAGTCTAGATCTTGACCTAGCTGTGTAATAATAACACTTAGGTCGTTTTGAAATTCTACAAGATGTGGTAAGCCAATTTTATCAAGATAGTATGTTAGACGTTGATTCAAGTGAGCTAAGTTCTGATCAATAATTCGTTTGCGTACAAAACTATCTTTACTGGTCAACAGCTTATTCAAAAACTCTTGATGGTCTTTGAGCTTTATAAGCTCATTCACTGCTTCCCAATTAATTTCCTGTACGGCACTATGTTTAAGTTCTTCAATCTGCTCAAAGTACGGATTTTGTTCAACCTCTTTAATCTCTAGCTCTTTGATCAAGCTATCAATTGTATTCTTGTGATTAAGTGCTTCTTCTAAACTGTCGTACTGAACTTTAGGGCAGTCATTTAGTTCGCCCAGCGCCTTAATAGCATCAGTGTGTTCTAACATTTGAGACTGTGTTGTTAGATACTGCAATGCGGATTCTTGTAGAGCTTTCTTTTTAGCAGAAAGCACTTCTTCGTGTTTTTCGTCGTGCATCTCTTGACCGCAAGCATAGCACTTGTGATCTTCTAGATCTGCAACTTCTTTCTTTAATCGTTCGGATGTTTTTTCTTCTTTAGTAAGATCAAGATCGCAACGATTAACCCAGCCTGTAAGTTCGTTAATATCTTTACGCTTTTGATTATAAATTACAATCTCTCTGTGTGCTGCAATTTCAGCCTCAGCATCAATTGTGCTAAGTGTGTCAATGCCTTTTAGAATGTTTTCAATATTCTTTTCTTTTGTTTCATCCCACATGCGCTGTTTGCGTTCAAGCGCATCGATACTCTGTTGAATACGATCGTTAGATGACTTAATAGTTTCGATGCGAGTATTTTCTGTAGCAATAGCATCTTTAGAAATCTTAATTTGTTCTTTAAGCGCTTCTGCTTTTTCTGAAAGCAATGTAATGCCTAGCAACTGTTCGATAATGTTGCGTTGATCTCCAGCCTTCATAGAAAGGAACGGTTCTGTGTAAGTATTCAACGCCACAAGATGTTTAAACATATCGTGAGTCATACCAAACAATTCTTCAATTGATTTCTGAGTTTCGCGGCTGTCACCTTGGCTTTCATCTTTGTCAAGCTGTGCTTGCTCTTGACCGTTGATGCTAAACTTTAGAAAGTTAGGTTTACGACCACGTTCGATGTGATACTCAACTCCGTGTTTTTCAAAAGTCACAGTGACTAACATAGCTTTGTTGTTAATCTTGTTAACAAGATTGTCTTTCTTGATGTTAGTCAGTGCATTGCCGTAGATACCATAGCTAAGACCATTAATAATAGTTGTCTTACCTGTACCATTTCGAGCACCGCTGTCATCTCCGCCTAGGTCTAAGTTCTCACCTAGCACAAGAGTTAGTTGACCTTTGTCAAAGTCGATAGCTTGGGTCTGATTGCCCACGCTCATAAAGTTGCGTACTGTTAAATTTTTAATCTTGATCATAGGTTTCTATAAATGTCCAATAATAGGCCTCGATTGTAAGTCTCACTATCAATGGCGTTGATTTGATTCATAACAATAGTATCAACACTTTCAAAAGTCATATCGATAGGAACTGCGTTTGATTCTACTTCAACCTTTTCAGGAATAAGCATAAGCTCTCGCAGATTGTACTGCGGTATGAAGTTTTCTTTGATGAAGTTTGCTTCTTCAAAACTAATAGGCAAGTCAATAGTGACACGGCAGTGCATGTTTTTACGAAGCAAGCCGTCGGGATTATCTATTACCTGACTTAGTTTGTAAGTTCTAAAGGTAGGCTGTTCAGGCCAAGTATGAAACTCTGGCTTGCCGCCCCAGTCTAGTATCATCATACCTCGGTCGTCGTCCCATGCATCTGCATAGTTATGTGGAAACGCATTGCCCATGTACCAGATGTTTCTATTATTCTGACGCTTGTGGAAATGTCCAGTAAACACATACTCTTGATTAGCAAAATGTCCTGCTTGAATAGTACCGTGGTCGGGCATCTGTACCATAGCGTTCATATAAAAGCTAGGTAGTTCTAAGTGTGCAAACATGTATCGACTTTTAATGTCGGGTACAGTTTTCCACTCGTCGCCTACTAGCCAAGGCATGATAGTCACATCGCCTTGTGTGAAGCGTTCTTTAACAGGAATAATGTTAGGGAACAAGCGCATAAACTCAACAGAGTTGATCTCACGCTTGTCTTTGTAGAACAGATCGTGATTGCCTAGAATAAAATAGACTTTTTCAAAACTTTTGCTCAGCTTCTCTAAGTTGCTGACAGTGTAATTCATAGTACTAACGTCTGTAGTGCTGCGATTATGATGCCAGTCTCCTAGAAAGATGCAAGTTTCTGCACCTTCCTCTTTTGCGGTTTTACAAAACCAAGAAACGAAATCTTCGCAATCTTGATTGTGTGTACGACTACCAGACTTCATACCGAAATGAATGTCTGTGAAACATGCTGCTTTTTTAAATAGATTCATACTATAATTATACAACCCCTGTGGTTAAATGTCAATCTTTAGGTTCTTCATTTGTTTCAGGAACAGGAGCATTTGTTTCTGTCACGGTGCTTTGCGCACGTTCGATGTGTTCACCACTATTGGCATTCTGTCTAGTCCAACTAGGATTCATTCCATTCATTTCTAAGATGTCATCTCTGATATTTTGATTGCGCTTTTCAATATTAATAATACGCACAAAGCTATTAGTGACAGCGGCAGTATAATAGGCAAAGGGATTATCGCTTTTAGATTCGTCAAACTGTAGTCCTATTTGTGTTAGTTGTAGGATCGCTTGACCTTTCATTTCGTCGTTGTAAGTATAGCCTCGAACGTTGCCTCTAGTAGCATATCGTTCACATAGCTTTAAAAACATGCGAGCAAGATCATTTGTCATTTGCCCGTGGTCTTTACAAAAGTGTCCGTTGCCTAGTCCGCCCTTCCAATGACTTTTTCCAACGCAGATAAGATTATCAGTGTCGTCAAATTTCCAATGTTGGTATGGAGGAAAGTTTACTTTTTCGTGACTGTCAGCAGTAGTTTTAACAGTTTTCTTGCGGCCTGGAGCAAGCGGCACATGTTCAAATGACATAATTCGAAACACTAGATCGTGCTTGTCTATTTTTTTGTAATCTATTTCAAATTCCTTTGAGGGAAGTTTTTTGCCTCCTGCTAGAACAGCCGCAGCATGAGCTTCTTGTGACAGGCGTTTAGCCTGATTGCGTTTTGCTTCAGCAACGGTCCTGATATTAATTTTATCTATACTAGGTAAAATAATGTCGTAGTCGCTGTAAGCCATATCAGTGTATGTACTGAACGATTTTTTGCTTTTATGTATTTCTCTAAGCAGATCTTTGTTAGTAAGGTACTTTACTTTTTGTACAATCATTAGATAGGGTTCTCCATTAATACTAATATAATAGCACATTTTTAACAGAATAAATAGACTATAAGACGAAATAAGTTAAGGAATTTCACCAAAATGCCATTATCAATAAACCCAATTACAGCAGCATTAAGCAAAGCTTCTGAAACTGTGACTGAAGCATTTACCCAAGCATCAGATGCAGTTAGTTCGGCAAATAAAGATAGATTAGAACAATTAATTAGCCAAAAATCCGGAGAATTAGGGTCAGGACTAAACGCTCTGTCATCACAAGCGCAGTCGTTAGCCACTGGAGCATTAGGGTCAATGCCAGGGGCTAGCACTATACAAAATGCAGTAGGTGGCGTTCAAAACCTAGCTGGTGGCGCTATTAGTACTTTACAAAACGCAGCCAGTGCTGTGTCTGTTGCTGGAAATCTTGGCGAGAACATTGCCGCCCTATCTAAAATATCTGGAGGTAGTTTAGCCACAGGTATAAAGAGCCTTGCAGGTGGATTATCAACAGCAGCAGGTATGCTCAACAATATCCTTAGCTTAAAACGTGGAGCAAATCTTCCAGCAGGTGCAGAATTTACAAAACAAACCGGTTCAGCAATCAAGCTTCAACCAGGGGCAAAAGATGACTGGCGGGTACGAATTACATGCCAGTGGGACTTGTTTAAGGGAAATCCATTATTCGCAAGATTGTCTGACACAGGCGGTGTTGTTTGGCCGTATTTGCCAAATATCACAGTTAGTACAAAAGCAGACTACACTGCTTTAAATCCTACTCATAGTAATTACACAGTTCATGCTTACAAAGGAAGTTCAGTAGAAGATATTATAATTGCAGGCGAGTTCAGTTGCGAAACAGAATCCGATGCAGCATACTGGATTGCCGCAACTACATTCTTTAAAACAGCAACTAAAATGTTTTACGGTCAAGGGGAATTCGCAGGCAATCCTCCACTGGTGTGTAATTTAACAGGATACGGCGCAAGCATCTTTGACAAAGTTCCAATTATCATTAAAAATTTTAGTGTAGACTTAAAAGACGATGTGAACTATGTTCGTTGCAATACATTTGGCACCAACACCTGGGTACCAGTAATGAGTACAATATCAGTCACAGTTAGCCCTGTATACAGTAGAGAAAGATTGCGCAAGTTTAACCTGCAAAACTATGCCGCTGGCAAGATGACAGAATCAGGCGGAGTGGGATACATTTAATATGGCAAATTACGGAAATTCTACGCCGTGGGCAACTACCACAAAAAATTCGTTATACTTGGAATTATTAAACATTCGGCCAATTCCAGCTGAGGATGACGACTTCACATATATTATTGAGAACCAATATAAACATCGTCCTGATTTATTAGCATACGACTTATACGGAACTCCTAAGCTATGGTGGGTGTTTGTTCAACGAAATATGTCGGTACTCCGAGATCCCATCTATGATTTTACTCCCGGAACTAGAATTTACCTACCTAAGAAAAGCAATTTGCAGAAGTTTCTAGGAGTATAATGTGGCAGACTTTTTAAAAAATATCGTACCGCAACTATATAATAGTATTGGAAATACTAACGTTGCTAACCTTGCAACTAGGGCACTAAGTCCAATAACTGACTTAATAGCAAAAAAGCCTGACGGCACGCTAGCGATTTCTAACCCCACAAACACTTACATGAATGTAGGCGAAGTGTCTAGGATAACAGCTAAGTTTCTGCCCAAGGCAACTGACAAACTAGACAAGTCTGGCAATTCAACTATTGTTGAAGATACAAAAACAACAGCAAGTTATAGTCGTAAGACATTACCTGGCCTTTCACCTAACGTTATGGAGAAGTTTTCCTCTGTTAATATATTATGGACTCTGGCATGCTTAACTCCTCAGCAATTTAATAAACCTAAATCTTACAGGGAGACGCCTAATTCGTTGCCTAATATAATTTTTGCATCAGGCGGCCGCTTTGACGATCAGCGTGTTAAAACTTTTTTTGGTACCCCAGAGTATTATGTTAATGACTTTCAAATGAGATGTCTAATTTCTGCTTCTACACAGACTGGAAACAGTAATGCATTTAAATTTAGTTTTGAAATCTTTGAACCGTATTCTATGGGATTGCTTTTACAAAGTATGCAAAATGCCGCAGTGAAAGCAAAATACCTTAGTTATCTAGACAATGCACCATATGTATTACGGATGGACATCCAAGGATACAATGAGTTAGGTCAAAACATATCATCGGTAAAGCCTAAGTTTTTTGTAATGAAGATAACTTCTATGAAGTTTACGGTAAATGAAGGCGGAAGTACATATAAAGTAGAAGCTATACCTTATAACCAGCAAGGCTTCTCAGATGCAATGAATGTCACATATACAGATATAAAAATATCTGGAACGAAGGCTGGCAAGGGCGATGTTTATGATTTGTTAAACGGCAGCGAAAACAGTCTTGCATCTGCACTTAATAAAAACGAAGCTAAGTTAGTAAAAGAAAAACGAATCTCTATTCCTGATCAATATGAAATTCAGTTTCCTAAAACTGCCAGCGATTGGTATTCTGCAGGTGGAACTCCGCCAAAGACTAATAAGGCAACAGAAAAACCAAATCTAAAATATCCTATAACAATTGCCCCAGGAACTACAGTGACCTCTGCTGAACCTGAAAAAAATGATCTTGCTATAGCTAGCTTAGGATTTGATGTTCTAAGCGGCGGCAACCCGTTATTTCAGCGATCAAGTGATGTGTGGGATACCAAGACAGGCGTTCTTAAAAGAGACGGAATTACAATAGACCCTAAGAATAGAGCATTTCAATTTGGGCAAGGCCAGTCGTTGACTTCGATGATCAATCAAGTAATTCTTAGCTCTGATTATGCTAAAAAAGCAATTACAGAGAAGCCATTCGGCCCTGGATATATTAAATGGTTTAAGTTAGATGTACAGATTGAATTATTAGAGTATGATGCGCTAGTTGCAGATTATGCTAAAAAGATAACCTATCGAGTAGTTCCTTATTTTGTACATCAATCGATATTCTCTAACGTCACTTCAGCTCCAGTCGGATATAACGAATTAATGAAGTTGATTGCTAAAGATTACAATTATATATACACTGGGCAAAATGCAGACATTATAAAGTTTGAGATTGCTATTAATAACTTGTTTTATACTGCTGGAAACCCAGCACCGGAAAACCAAGGATCTACAACAGGCAACAAAGATCAGCAAGGTATAGGCGAAAGACAAAACAATACAACAAAAACAGGCGAAGGTAAAGCGCCAGCAGCACAAGCAGCACAGATGGGTCGGGCAAGAACTGCAAGAGACCCTAAATTGTTAATGGGCTATAAGGGCGGATCAAGCGATAAAACTACAGAGCAGAACATTGCAGAAACTTTTCAAAATGCATTCATCAGCGGAAGTAGTGCAGACATGGTAAGTGTTGATCTAGAAATATTAGGAGATCCGTATTGGTTAGTTGATAGTGGCGTAGGAAACTATTTTGCAAATGCTGGTCCCGAAGATCAAATAACAGAAGACGGCACAATGAATTACGAAAGTGGCAATATCTATGTGTACCTGTCATTCCAAACTCCTATTGACATTAATGAAAAAACTGGATTGTACGACTTTTCAACTTCAGGAAAAGAAAGTCCGTTTGGTGGTATATATCGTGTGAACGCTTGTGACAATATATTTAAAGACGGGCAGTGGACACAAAAATTGAAATGTTTAAGGATGCCTGGTCCACAAGGTCCGGAAGTTGAAACTAATGCTGTACTTGAAAAAGGAACACCAATGCCAGTGTCTCCAACAGATAATAGAGTGACGGAAGTCGGAGAGCCAGAAGCTACGTCAACAACAGTTGTCGAAAGCACAGGCGGCGCTCGCACAGTAGTTCCAGGATCAGCAAGTGCAGCAGTCACGCCGTCAACAAAGGGTGCTACTACAGGCGGAACTACTACAACTTCAAATACTTCTCAACCAATAACTGGCAGATATAGATATTATAGAGATTCGAATACACCAGTGGCAGCACCAACTTCAAACTTACCAGCAGCAGTAGCACCAGCAGTAGCACCAGTGCCAGTACCGTTTACTAGTGCAACTACTAATAATGCTACAACCGCCGCAATTGCACGGGGCCCCGATCAAACTGTAAATTTCAGTGACGGCACAGAAGCAAACACTGGAAATTGGAAACCACCAGGATTACGAGGATAACAACATTGTACAACAATAAGGTAAATTAATGGCACAAGAAACTAGATCATCAGCAGAAGGAGAAGGACGCAGTGGCGGCCTAACCGATGGCATATATCTTGCTAGAGTTATCACACACCTTGACACTTCGTTTATGGGGTCGCTTGAGGTCACACTATTAAAAACCCAAGCAAATGCAACAGGTGAAGATAGCCAAACTTATATTGTAAAGTATGCATCGCCTTTCTTTGGGTATACTCCATTTGAATTCATGGGGAAGAACGATGGATCAAAGTCTACAATTGATGGATTTAATGACACACAGAAATCCTACGGTATGTGGATGGTGCCACCTGACATTGGTGTTAACGTTCTTGTTTTATTTGTAAACGGTGATCCTGCCCAGGGCTATTGGTTTGCATGTGTGCCCGGAAGATATGTTAACAACATGACTCCTGCTATTGCAGGCAGCGATCAGTACACAATGGATCCTACTGATAAAGCAAGATACGGGCCTTTAAAAGATTTAACAGGCAAGCCGTTGAACATGCCTGTTGCCGAAATCAACAAACGCATAAATGGCACAGAACAAGCAGGCGATCCTAATAAGATTAAAAAAGTTATTCATCCTATTGCAGATAGATTCTTAGAACAAGGGCTATTAGAGGATGATATTCGCGGTGTATCGAGTTCATCTCCTAGGCGCGAATTACCAAGTATGGTATTTGGTATTTCTACTCCTGGTCCACTTGATCGTAGAAACGGTGCTAAGAAAGCTAAGATTGGCACAGCAGAAAGTCAGTCTGAACCAGTTCCAGTTAGTCGATTAGGTGGTACACAATTTGTTATGGATGACGGTGATGATCGTTATCATAGAGCTACATCAGCATCAGATGGTCCGGTAAACTATGTTGACTTGTTAGAAGGCAAAGGCACTGGCCAAGCTGAAATTCCATACGGCGAGCACTTTAGAATTCGAACCAGAACAGGGCATCAATTGTTAATGCATAATGCCGAAGACCTTATCTACATTGGTAATGCTAGAGGTACTGCTTGGATAGAATTATCCAGCAATGGAAAGATTGATATCTATGCCAAGGACTCTATTTCTGTACACACTGAAAACGACTTTAATTTTTATGCAGATAGAGACTTTAACTTTGAAGCAGGCCGCAATGTTAATATCAAAGCCAATGGACGGCTGAATGGTGATTTTAATCAAAACATACATTTAAGAGCTGGCCTTGATATGAAAGTGTTTGTAGCAGAATCTTTGGACCTTAAAGTAGGAACTAAGACAACTGCTACTATTGGAAACTCGTTAGACATAGGAGTTGGTACGGATACTAAAATTACTACTTTAGGCGCCACTGATATATTTTCAGGTAGTGATATAAAACTTACAAGTTCTACAAATTTAGATATCAACGTAGGAACATCGATCAAGCTAGGATCTGCTACACTAGATATTGGTGCATCGGGCGCAATTGTAATGAAAGGTTCTAGGGTAGATATTAACGGTCCAGATGCTGCTGCCGCAGCAAGTGCAACACAAGCAGGTACAGCAGTAGAAGCTCCGCCGTTGAGTACACATTCTAACCCAGTGACTAATCCGATAAATTGGCCTACTACAAAATATCAGTCAGGCGCTATTACTTCTATAATGAAACGTATTCCGATGCACGAGCCTTGGCAACTGCACGAGAATCAGTTGCCTACATTCCTTACTCCGGAATTTACAGATAGAGAAACGTCCGGAGCATTGCCTGCAGAATACACAGCAGCAACCGAAGCTAGTCAAATAACTGAGACTGCTGCCCACGTTTCGGAGATAAACGAATATGCACCAACTACAGGAGCAGCCGCAGCAACACCTGCAGTCACTCCTACAATTGCTACAGGTGGCGTACAATTGGCGGAGGATTATTTTGCTCCTAGCAAATATTCGAAGCAAACAGCTACTAGATTAATGACACTTGAACCGGCTGTACGGATTGTATTTGCTAAATGTATTAAGGCATTTATCACTGAATATTTTTCACAAGGTTGGGATTGCAGTGTATCTGAATGTCTACGTTCGTTTGAACGCAGTAATGCATTGTATGCTGCGTACAAAGCTGGCACTGGTCCCCAAGCAGCACCGGCAGGCAGTAGTTGGCACAACTACGGTGCTGCCGCAGACATTCTTTTCTACAAAGATAACAAGTGGGATTCTATGAATAAGACTGGTGTGTATACTGGATTTGGCCAGCGATTCTTTGCGCAGAACGGTCTGCACAACAATGCAGGAGCAAACGATTGCGGACACTTTGTTCCTCTACAGATGACTAAGGGTGTTCCAAAAACTGTTAAATCAGGTCAAGTTAAGATTGCCGACGTTATGTCCGGCGCTGTGACACTTGCGTAAAGGATAAACATTATGGCAAAAAAACTTTATAATAACAAGGTAGTGTCGACTACATCGGCACAAGTTATAGACAATACACGATCGTTTACTTACAAAGGATTTAGTTCTGTAAGTTCGATATCTAACTATAAAATATACGATATAGACCTTGTAAAGCAAGATATTATCAATCACTTTTACATACGTAAAGGAGAGAAGTTAGAAAATCCAGAGTTCGGAACTGTAATTTGGGACATACTATTTGAACCGTTTACGGAAAATGTTAAAGAAATTATTTCAAAAGATGTTGAAGATATTATCAATTACGATCCTAGAATAGCAGTACAGGATATACTAATAGACACTACAGATCAAGGCATTAGAATACAAGCGGATATACTGTATCTACCGTTTAATATTAACGAACGAATGACATTTAATTTTGATAGAACAAACTCTATCATAAACTGACCATATAAATTTTTAGATAAATATTGGTATAGGGATAGGACATGACTACAACAAGCAGACAAAATAATTTAATTCTAAACCAAGATTGGACAAGAATTTATCAGACCTTCAGGAATGCAGATTTCAAGTCATACGACTTTGAGAATCTACGCAGGGTAATCATTGCTTATCTGCGTGAAAACTATCCCGAAGATTTTAACGATTATATCGAATCCAGTGAATATCTAGCTCTTATTGATGCTGTTGCGTTTTTAGGACAAAGTTTAGCATTTAGGATTGATTTAGCCAGCCGCGAAAACTTTATCGAATTAGCAGAAACTAAAGAAAGTGTGCTGAGAATTGCTCGTATGCTTTCTTATAACTCTAAGCGTAATATTGCATCAAGCGGTCTATTAAAATTTACATCAGTATCGACAACCGAAGATCTGTTAGACAGCAATGGTAAAAATCTTGCTAACCAAACTATCACATGGAACGATCCCACTAATACTAATTGGGTAGAGCAATTTATTACAGTTATGAATGCGTCAATGGCAGATAACACAGAGTTTGGTAGAGATCAAGGATCTGCAACTATTCAAGGTATTGCAACTTCTCAGTATAGATTTAGAACATCGTCTACAGACGTTCCGATTTATAGTTTTACAAAGAATGTTGCTGCACGATCAATGAATTTTGAAATAGTCTCAACGGCATTTGCTAATAGTGAAAGCATATATGAAGAACCACCAGTTCCAGGAAACCAATTAGGTTTTGTATATCGAAACGACGGCGCCGGCTCCGGCAGTGCTAACACTGGTTTCTTTTTAATGTTTAAACAAGGTAGTTTAGAATTAGCAGATTTTTCGATTGACATCCCTACTACAAACGAAACTATTTCTCTAAACTCTACTAATATTAACAACAGCGACTTATGGTTATTCTCACTAACTTCAAACGGATCACAAAATACTGAATGGTCTAAGGTTTCTAATCTAGTAGGCAGCAACATTGCCTACAATAGTGTAAATCAAAATATTAGAAACATCTATGCAGTTAACACTAAAGAAAGTGATAGTCTTGATCTAGTGTTTTCCGATGGAGTTTATGGCAACCTCCCGCAAGGATCGTTTAGAGTTTATTACAGAACCAGCAACGGATTATCATATGTGATTTATCCTAATGAACTACGTGGTATAAACATCAGTGTTAACTATCTGAATAAGCAAGGTGTTTCACATACACTAACAGTTGGCCTAGCACTACAATCAACAGTTGCTAACTCTGCAGCATCTGAGGATATTGATAGCATTAGAACAAATGCACCTGCTGTATATTATACACAAAATCGTATGATTACCGCAGAAGACTATAACTTGGCTCCTCTAGCAACTTCTCAAAATATTATTAAAATAAAAGCAATCAATAGAACATCCAGTGGCATCTCTAGAAATTTTGATATCATCGATGCCTCTGGAAAATACAGTAGTATCAACGTTTTCTGTGATGATGGATACATTTATAAAGAAGAAGCAGAAGATACTTACTCGTTTAAGTTTAATAGCCGAGTGGATATTATTAATTTTATCCGCCAAACAATTGAGCCTGCATTTACTGATCCTGAAGTGTACAATTTTTATTTTACAAAGTTTGATCAGATATTGTTTACTGATTCTAACACAGTATGGCAGGCTATTACAACATCAACATCTACAGGATATTTTAAAAATATTGTAGATAACTCGTTGTTAAAAGTTGGATCTTATTCAACAAACAGTTTAAAGTATTTGTTTACAGATGCATTAATTAAATTTGTCCCCCCAACTGGGTATTCTTTTAAGAAGGGTGCGCTAGTACTAACAAACTCAACTGATCCTGATCAGAGAAGCTACTTGTGGACTAAGGTAGTTAAAGTCACTGGAGATGGAACTAATGCTGGCCGCGGTGTGTTAACTAGCGGCCTAGGCCCTATTACGTTTAGCGATATAATTCCAAGCGGTGCTATTGCATCTAGAATTGTTCCTAGATTTATTAACGATCTGTCTACAGCACTTGAAGCAGAAATTGTAAATCAGTCTTTCCAGAGTTTAAACTTTGGTCTACGATATAGCATGGTAGATTCTACCTGGAAAATTATTACCGGATCGAATCTAAATCTAGTAGGTGACTTTACATTAGGTAAAGCAGGCGACATAACAAACACTAGTGCAGATGGATCGTGGACGGTGGCATTTGTAAAAGGTCCCGACAGTTATACTGTGAGAATTAGAAAGTTAGCGTATGTGTTTGGTAGTATTCAACAGAATAGATTTTATTTTGATTCTAACGAAAAACGCTATAACGATCAGTTAGGCCAAGTAGTTAAGGATCAAGTTAAGGTCCTAGGAATAAACCCAGGCAGTGACTTTATCACAGAATTAAAAGAAGACGTTCCTTTCACAATCAGTGACACTATTAAATTTGATGACGGCTACGAAAGCACATCTGAAATTAAATTATCTTTCAGTGATTCAGATGACGACGGTGTTATTGACGACCCAGAAGCATTTGAAAAGATTGTAGGAATCGATCAAGATTTAAACTATCTATTCTTCTTAGAAGCAGTAGACGCATATGGTACTAAAAATTATACATTAATTGATAACTCAAATAACGCTGTATTAATTAGAGAAAAGCAGTCTGCGATAACTTTTACAGATACTACAACATACCCCGATGGACAGTTGATTTACTTCTATGATATTAATGAAGATGTTGTTAAACAAGTAAATCGTACAACTAACACGTTGGATATCAATACTGCATATAAAGCCGCAATTGGCCGAAGAAATATAAAATTCCAGTACATACATAATGCCAGTGTTGATAGAAGAATAGATCCGTCGACATCTAATATTATTGATGTGTACATGTTAACGAGATCATATGACACTGATTACAGGCAATACTTAGGTGGCGGAACAACTACAGAACCAGTTCCACTAACTAGTGACGGTCTAAGAACAACCTTTGGCGCAGGTTTATCAGCAATTAAGTCTATCAGTGATGATATAGTTTATCACCCTGCAAGATATAAAGTGCTATTTGGAAGTAAAGCAGATAACAAATTACAGGCAACATTTAAGATAGTTAAAAATCCTAATAGAACAGTAAATGATAATGACATAAAAGTCAGAGTTATTGCTGCTATTAATACATTTTTTGATATTAACAATTGGGATTTCGGCGATAGATTTTATATGAGTGAACTAACAACGTATATATTAAATTCACTTTCTCCCGATCTTTCGAACATAGTTATTGTTCCTAAGCAAGCAGGGCAAGTATTCGGCAGTCTGTTTGAAATACAAAGTAGAGCAGATGAAATTTTAGTTAACGGTGCTACTGTTGACGATGTTATGGTAGTCACAGCTATCACAGCATCTGAAATCGGCGCAACTATTGACAGTATTGTCACAACAACGTATTGAGAACCATGGCAGATAAAACATTCCCAAAAAGCGGACTACCTATTAGAAGAACAGTAGAACTTCTCCCGGTAGTATTCCAAACTGATACTAACGACAAATTTTTATCAGGAGTACTTGACCCACTAGTTCAACCTGGTGTGTTAGACAAGGTTGTTGGTTATATAGGTAGACGACACGGAAAAACATATAATGGCTCTGAAATATATGTTGACACTGACAACACATTAAGAAGTAGATATCAGCTAGAACCGGGAGTTGTGTATAAAAACAACGACACTGTAGAAAACTTTTACGATTATCTAGACTTTAAAAACCAACTAGCATTTTTTGGAAATACAGACGAACGTGACGATAAAATAACCAGCCAGTCTCACTATGCTTGGAATCCTCCAGTTGATTGGGACAAGTTTGTTAACTATAGAGAATATTACTGGCAACCGAGCGGTCCTCCTACTACTGTTGTGTACGGACAAACCGCAAATGTAATCAGCACTTATAAAGTTGTACTTGGTACAACTGGTAATTCGTTTGTCTTTACACCCGATGCTTATACAAACAATCCTACTATTACTCTATATAGAGGACAAACTTACAAGTTTAAAGTTAATGCCCCAGGCGAAGGCTTTTCAATCAGAACCAATTACGACACCGGTTCATTGATATTCAAACCCTTCTATGGATATTCAGCAGGTGACCTTGCTGTATATGATAACAAGCTATGGAGAGCAAAGCAAAACATTAACCCAGGTGACGGTAGCTCTATAACAATAGATAGTTTAGACTGGGAATATCTAGAACCTGCATCTGCAGGTGACGCTTTAGAATATAATAAAGGTATTACTAACAACGGCACAGAAAACGGGACAGTCACTTTTGTAGTTCCATACGATGCTCCTAGTAATTTATTCTACCAAGGATTAATTACTCCAGATGCATTTGGCAGATTTTTGATTGCAGACATTGAAGAAAATACCTACATCAACGTTGACAACGAAATTGTTGGAAAGTCTACATACACTTCAAGTAATAGTGTAGAGTTTTCAAACGGTATGATTGTAGAATTTCTTGGAAACGTTAACCCGTCCAAGTATGCATCTGGAAGCTGGCTTATTGAAGGTGTTGGCGAAGCGATTACTCTAGTTGATTTTAATTCTCTTATTGTTCCTGTATTAACAACAGATGTTCCTGAGGTATTATTTGATAACAACGGATTTGATACTCAGCCATTTGATGATGCCACTGCTTATCCTACATACAAGGATTATATTACCATCGCAAGAAACAGCGTAGATTCTAATCCCTGGAGTCGATACAATAGATGGTTTCATAGAAGTGTTTTAGAAAAAGCATACTCATCAAGAGGACAAGATTTTACTGCGACTGAGACTGCTAGAGCTAAACGTCCCATTATTGAATTTAGAGCTAATTTGCAACTGTTCAATCACGGCTCAGTAGCTAAACAAACAGTTGACTACATTGATGATTACACAACTGATATATTTTCAATTATTGAAGGCAGTACAGGTTATAACGTCGACGGCGAGTTTTTGTTCGAAGGCGCTAGGGTTCTGTTTGTAGCGGATACTGATACACTATCAAATAATAAAATTTACGAAGTATCATTTATTATCCATAACGGAAAAAAACAAATACATTTAAAAGAATCTATCGATACTGTATCCCTAATAGGACAAGGTGTACTAGTTAGAAGAGGTAGCGCCAACAGCGGCAAGATGGTCCATTTTGACGGTACACAGTGGATTTCTAGTCAGGAAAAAACATCAGTTAATCAAGCTCCAATGTTTGACGCATTTGACGCTAACAATGTTAGTTTCTCTAATGGAGATTCGTACCCAACTAGCACATTTACAGGTACTCCGCTTTTTAACTATAAAGTTGGTAATGGTAGAGTTGATACTGAATTAGGATTTCCGTTAAGCTACCTAAATATTAACAACGTAGGCGACATACAATTTGATTGGAAATGGGACAATGAATCTTTTGCTTACACTGTTAACAGAGAACCAAAATCTAAAAAGTTATCAACAGGTTTTTATAAGTTTAATGTGTTCAATACCTATGAAAATGGATGGATAGATTCTGGCACAGAATATCAACAGCCTATTTTCGATAGCCAGATTGTAGTAGATGCTACATCAGAATTAACATTTAATACAATTGCTTGGGACGAGACAACGTCAGTTCCTAATATCAATGTTTATCTAAACGGAATTCTTTATACTGGAACCTGGACTCGAGATCTCGGAACGTTTACTTTTTCTACAACATTAGCAGCAAAAGATGTTGTTTCTTTAAAAATAATTTCAGATGTTGGACCTGACCAAGGGTATTACGAAATACCATCAGGCTTAGAAAGAAATCCACTTAACGACGAGTTAACTAGTTTTACATTAGGCCAAGCTATTGATCACGTATCTTCTGCATTAGAATTTGATTCTAATATTAGTGGCCCGATTCCTGGAAATTCAAATCTACGTGATATTGCAAACTATCAGAAATATGCTAGAAGATTTTTAAAACATGCAGGTCTAGTGCCTGTGGTGATGATGGCATTGTGTGATAAAACACACAATATTGTTAAATCAATTCAGTATGCTAAAAAGTCTTACACAGATTTTAAAAATAATTTCTTAGCAAGGGCTATAGAGATTGAATACAATAGCAATACAGTAGACTTTGTTGATGATATTATTAATAGTTTAACTAAAACTAAAGATTCAACAAGTCCATTTGCTGACTCTGGAATGATAGGGTCAGGAGCATATACTTCTATTAATTACACTGTTGACGATGCTGGCATTAAGGTATTTGCCTTGTCAGCAAAATTTGATTTAATAACTCTTAACAGAACAGCAGTATACGTCTACCTAAATGGCACACAATTACTAAACACTCGAGATTATACATTTAATTCTACATTTGGATTTATTCAATTATTAGTAGACTTGTCCAGAAATGATATTGTAGAGATTAGAGAATATTCATCTACAGCAGTAAATCATATTCCTCCAACGCCGACGGTAATGGGATTATACAAAAAATTTACTCCGATGATTTTTATTGACGATACCTATGCAGACCCTAGAGAGGTACTACAAGGTCACGACGGTAGCATTACAGCAACCTACGGAGATTTCCGTGATAGCTTACTATTAGAATTAGAATATAGAATTTATAATAATATTAGAATACAGTACAACGAAAAGATTTTTGATGTTGACAGTATGGTAGCTGGATATAATGGTGTCGGACTTTACAAAAAATCTCAATTAGATACAATTGTCAGTCAAGAATTTTTAAAATGGATTCAGAATACCAACATCAGTTATACTATTAACAGTTATTTTGACAGTCAGAATAGTTTTACCTATACCTATTCTAAAATGTCTGATCCGACTAAAACACAAAGTCTTCCAGGCTACTGGAGAGGTGTGTATCAATATTTCTATGATACTGATCGTCCACATCGTTGCCCGTGGGAAATGTTAGGATTCTCTGAAGAGCCAACATGGTGGCAAACTGTATACGGATCAGCTCCGTATACTAGCGGAAACTTAATACTATGGGAAGATCTAGCAAACGGATTTATCCGTCAGGGATCTCGTGCAGGCCGATACGACCGATATAAGAGACCCACCTTGTTGAGACATATACCAGTTAATGGTGACGGCCAGTTGTTAAGCCCGCTAGATTCTGGGTTAGCACAAGACTTTTCGTTGATTAATAATACTGGATCATTTGTACTTGGCGACATTGGGCCAGCTGAGTATGCATGGAGAGCAAGTTCCGAATGGCCATTTGCTGTTGCTCTGGCAATGTGCTTGATGAAACCGTTTGAGTTCATTGCTGACAGTTTTGATAGATCTAAGATAGTCCTTAACAACCTCGGACAGAGCGTTCATAAAGATACTTTAACATTTAGTGTTCTGAGTGACATCACTAATAATGCTGTCACTGATTTATCATCTGGACTTGTAAAATATCTAATAAGTTATACAGCATCTAGAGGATTAAATCCTCAAACATTATGGGATAAGATAGGCAATCTTGATGTTGCACTATCTCATAGAATGTCCGGATTTGTTGATCAAACACAACAAAAATTCTTATTAGATTCTAAAAATCCTAGCGCAACATCTAGTAATGTGTATATTCCAAATGAAAATTATGATATTATTTTTAATATCAGCGCACCTATTGCAAGCGTTGCATACAGCGGCATTATCCTTGAAAAGACAGAAGGCGGTTGGGTAATTACAGGGTATGATGATATTCAGCCGTACTTTAACTACCATCTTGCAATGCCCAATCAACGTGATCCTGTTATCACAGTTGGTGGATTGAGTGAAACTTTCTTAGATTGGATAACTGATAAGAGTTATACAAACGGTACTATAATAAGATACCAGAATAACTTTTACAGAGCTTTAAAAACTCACGACAGTGGTGGATCGTTTGATGCTAATTCTTGGCAAAAACTAGGCAGCTTACCTAAGCGAGGAGCAGTTGAAGCACTTAGAAGAAGAAACTTTAACACATTAGCTGTAAGACGTTTGAGCTACGGAACTAAGTTTACTTCTATACAGCAAGTTGTTGATTTTCTTTTAGGATACGAATCATATCTTAAGAGCATAGGATTCTCATTTAATAACTACGATTCAGAAAATAAAGTTTCTCAAGACTGGTTATCGTCAGCAAAAGAATTTATGTTCTGGACTAAACATAATTGGGAAATTGGATCGTTAATTTCTATTAGTCCAGGAGCAGAGAACATTGATATAACTATTCCTGTTGGAGTAGCAGATAATATTTTAGATGGATTCTACGATTATCAACTATTAAAAGGTGATGGCAAACCACTAAATCCTAAGAACGTTAATGTAAAAAGAAGTTTCCAGAATATAACTGTACAGCCTGTGAATACAACAGATGGTATCTTTTACTTAAAATTGTATTATGTATTAAAAGAACACGTTGCTATTTTTGATGACAGAACAGTATTCAATGATATTATCTACGATAAGACAACTGGGTATCGTCAAGGAAGAATTAAAGTACAGGGATTCCGCACAACTGACTGGGATGGTGATTACACAAGTCCTGGGTTTATGTTTGATAATGTAAACATAACATCATGGCTACCATGGACTGATTATAATCTAGGTGACATTGTTTCTTATAGATCGTATAACTGGACAAGCCTTGTTAATCAACTAGGCACAGAAACATTTAATGCAACGTATTGGACTAAATTAGATTCTACGCCAGTTAAGCAATTAATTCCTAACTTCGATTATAGAATAAACAGTTTTGCAGATTATTTCGAAGTATCGTCCGAAGGACTTGATCTTGCACAGCGAGATCTAGCAAGACATACCATTGGTTATCAACAGCGAAATTATTTACAAAATCTATCAGATGACTCAGTGACTCAGTTCCAGCTGTACCAAGGATTCATTCGTGAAAAGGGTACGTCAAATGCTATTACTAAAATATTTGGTAAACTAAGTCGCTCTGGCTCTGATAGTATCGAGCTAAACGAAGAGTGGGCATTTTTATCTGGACAAATGGGCGGCGTTGATCAAATTACCGAAATAGAAGTTGAGCTTGATAAAAATAAGTTTAATCTAAACCCGCAGTTATTTTTAATAGAAGAGTTTGACAATCATGAAGATAGTGGAAACACTTATCACATTACATCTGAAAAGTTTACTATTGCTCCGATTCCTTTTTCAGTTGATATAAATCCAACGTCAGTTGAAGTAGATCCAACATCTACTGCTGGTTATGTGTCTTTAAGTCAATACGAACATACAATAGCTACTATTGAAGATATTATTACACTTGATATTACCACAGTATATGAGAATGATCACATCTGGATAACATTCTATAAAGACTCGTGGACAGTATTCAGAGCCAACGAAGATGCTATTTTGGGTGTACAATCTGTGTTGAGATATGATGATACTACAGTATCATTGACACTAAACAGACCCCATAGTTTAGTAGTAGATCAATATGTAGGTTTCCGAGATATTTTAAATCTAACTGGTTTTTATAAAATTATAGAAATTACAAATAATACTATCTCCGTGGAAGTTGTAGCTGATGTAGCAGATCCCGAACTAGATTTAAGCAGCACAGTTAGAATTACTATATTAGAAGAATCAAGATTTAACAATTATCAATCTATCGACGACAGCAATGCTGCTTTATTAGATGACAAATCTAGATTGTTTATCGATAACAATGGCGATGCACTATGGGAAGTTGTTGAAAAAAATAAATTATATTCTCCTAAATCATTAACGGATTACGGAACTACTACACCAGTAAATGCTGGTAAGAAAGTAATTTATGACAATATTAATAAACAGATTATCAGCAGTATTCCTGGATCTGGGTTGGTAATGGTTTATGTGGAAGATGACAACAATTTAAAACTGAAACAGATTATATCACCACCCACAGGATTTTATGAAATAGCACTAGGGTCATTTGGAAACAAACTAGCAAAAAGTGCAGACGGTAGATACTTAGTAGTTGGCTCCCCTGAGGCCAGCGGCGTGAGAACAAATTATCGAGGCGAGTGGGCAACTGATGTTGCGTATTTCCAAGACGACATTGTACTATACGGAGCAAGATTATGGAAAGCTATTAACGCTAACACCGTTATTGGTGACGGTAGCTCTACACTAGCAGTTAACACAGACGATTGGGCGTTAACATCGTTGATCCCGGTCACAACATCAACCATATCAGATCAAGGGTTTTATAATCAAGGTATGGTGTCTGTTTACGAATTTAACAGCGGACGCTACACGCATGTTCAATCGTTCTCTAGCCCAAGACCAGCTGACAACGAGCAGTTTGGTTCTGAAGTAGCGATTAGCTATGATGGCACAAATTATTGTTTAGCAGTTAGTGCAGTAGGATCATATAACGATACTGGACGAGTTTACTTGTTTGACTTCAACGGTACAACTGTTAGCAATTTAGAGAACGCTGCATATCGTGGCATATACGATCCGTTGGAAATTTACTATGCCGGCGATATTGTCTGGCAAGCATCACAAGATCCTATAGCTGAAGGAGTCAAGGGTAATCTCTGGCAAGCTCAAGAAGGTCAAGCAGGGGACGGCAGCACTTTAGAGATTAACTCACAGAACTGGTTAAAAGTTAGTGATATTTCAACACATAGTTCGCTGCCTACTAGCATATCAGTTGAGAATGACGGGTCTACCTTAGAGTTTGCGTATACTGGACTATTGTCGACTACACAAATGGCAGAACTTGTTAAACCCGGCGACAACTATGGTTTCAGTCTAGTGATGACCAGCGATGCTAGTATACTAGTAGTCGGTGCTCCTAACGCCGACGGTCAATTCTTTGCTAATTATCGAGGTCTATGGAGAGCGGATGTTGAATATGTAGAAGGTGAAGTAGTAAGATATTCCGATCCATCAACATCTGATCCTCACCAATATTATAAATTAGGCGATGTTTACATTGGTGCTGATTCTACGTACAGAAGTTATAACGAAGAGCCAGCAGGCAGCGAAAATTGGCAAGTAGTCGGCGACAGCACTACCCAATCATCAGGAAAGGTGTTTGTCTATAAGCGAACTACGTTTGGCTCATATGAACTAACACAAATGATCAATGCAGCATCTATCTCTTCATTCACAGATATTGATTCTGGACTAGTTATAAGCACAGGCGATCAATTTGGATTCTCAATGGATATGGATTTAACTGGCACTGTGCTAGTTGTGTCTAGCCCAAAAGCAGATATCAACTTTCAAGATCAAGGATCTGTATATGTACTAGGACTTGACGTTGCCAGCACAGAATATAGAGTTAAGCAAAAATTAGATAGTTTTGAAATTTATCCTAACGAATATTTTGGATATGGGGTATCAGTTAGTCCAGATGGAGCTAAAGTAGTAGTAGGTGCTAAGAATACTTACAATAAAACTCCTACCTATTTTGACATGTTATCAGATACTACGTTTGACTTCGGTAGAACTTCTTTCTTCGCTGAACAAGGGTTTACTGGTGGTGTATACGTATTTGATAAAAAGGGTGAACGTTTCTTATTAACAGAAAAACTACAAGATACATTATCAGCTAACGAAAGTTTTGGCTTCAGTGTTGACTGTGTAGGATCTAAGATAGTTGTTGGATCACCATACTACAGACCACCAGTATTACATGTGTCTGGTTTGATATCATTTGAAGGTCCATATGTTGGTAAAGTAAGAATGTTCTCAAAGAACGAGTCTGCAGATTCATGGACTGTGTTAACACAGCAACAGCCTGTTGTTGATCTAAGAAAAATTAGAAGTATTGAATTATATGATAATGTATTAAATGAAAAAATACAAGACATTGATTATGTAGATCCTGCTAAAGGAAAAATTATTAATTTAGCAGAAAGAGAATTAGCATTTAAAACTCCGTACGATCCTGCAGTGTACACAATCGGTACAGATGCAGTAGTCGTAGACCCTACTATAAACTGGTTAGACCGTAATGTAGGTAAACTATGGTGGAACGTTGGCAATGCTAAGTGGATCTATGCAGAGCAGTCTGATACTGCATACAGAACAGGCAACTGGAATCAATTAGCAGAAGGTGGATCAATTGATGTTTACGAATGGGTCGGAACTCCATTACTACCTAGTGAGTGGTCAGCAGTTGCAGATACAAACGAAGGGCTAGCCCTTGGAATATCAGGTCAGCCGTTATATCCAAACGATGATGTGTTTAGTGTTAGAAGTACATTTAATGCACTAACTGGTGCTATTTCTGAAACAACATATTACTTCTGGGTTAGATCAAAATCAACTACTCCGACAAACAGAAATGACAGAACGATGTCTGCCTCTGCGGTTGCTACTATGATTTTGAATCCCAACAGTACGGGTCTTGCATTTATTGCGTTAGTTGATTCGGATAAATTCTATACATATAATTTTGAATCAGTGATGTTGTCTGATACTGCACTATTGAATTTTAAATATAATAATTCTTTAGAAAGATTAAATCCAGTTCACAGAGAATATCAACTATTAACAGAAGACGTTGCAGATAGTCTTCCTTCTAAGAAATTAGAAAACAAGTGGATTGATAGTCTAGTAGGAACTGACCTTACAGGCAACCGGGTTCCAGATACAAAACTTCCTGCTAAACAGAAATACGGTATTTCTTTTAGACCCCGTCAAGGTATGTTTATCAACAGACCAGAGGCATTAAAAATAGCAGTCACTCGTATCAATACAACTTTGCTAGAGCAGCCGTTTGCAACACTAATAGATTTTAATAACTTAAATTCAAAAGAAATTGCACCTGCACAGGTTTTAAATTTATATGATGTTGCAGTTGATACTGAAATTGATTTGCAAAATGTTGGTACTATTAGAACTAAAAGAGCAGTGTTGTCAGCTAACATCGTAGACGGCGAATTAGATACGATCGATATTATTGATCCGGGATTTGGATATAAACCAAAGGAATTGTTTGATCAAGAGACCCCTGGTGTATATGTAGGCCCTCCTATCACTATAGTAGGTGACGGGATTAATGCTACTGCTGCATGTCATATTGATGGACAAGGTAGAATTATAACAGTAGTAGTGACTAATAGAGGCAAAAAGTATAGCACACTAACAGCTAATGTACGTTATTTCTCAGTGCTTGTTAACAGCGATTCTACAATTAATAATTTCTGGAGTATATATTCCTGGGATGATTCTCGTAAAGTATTCTTTAGAAGCCAATCGCAGGCATACGACACTACAAAATACTGGAGCTACCAAGACTGGTGGGCAACCGGATACGGTATTAAGACTAGAATTACTAAAGAGTTATTGAGTATATTTGATGAAGAAAGAAGTATAATTCTAGTTGGCGATTTAATACAGATCAAAGAATACGGTGCCGGCGGCTGGGCCGTATTTGAAAAGACTTCTGATACAGGCTCAACTTTCTTAGATAGATTCCTACTAGTTGGTAGACAAAATGGAACCATCCAGATATCTGCGGCAACATACGATACTACAGTCTATGGAATTGGATTTGATAACACCCAATCTTTTGACACTACTGAGTATGATATAGGAAATTCTATAGAGTTAAGAAATATATTAAAAGCAGTTAAAGAAGACATATTCAAAGGTGACTACAGTGTAGAATGGAACAAACTATTCTTTGCATCAATGAGACACGTCCTTTCTGAACAAAGCTATGTTGATTGGATGTTTAAGACTAGCTTTTTAAATGCAACACATAATGTTGGGGCATTTGAACAACGTATAAACTATAAAAATGATAATCTTCAAAGTTATCAAGAGTTTATCAATGAAGTTAAACCTTACAGAACTACTGTTCGAGAGTATGTAAGCAGATACGATAACATTGAAACAGCTAACTCTGCAATCGCTGACTTTGATCTACCACCTACATATTCGGTAGTCGACGGTGTAGTATTACCTATTACTGCTAATAGAAATGAGTTAACTAACTATCCGTGGAAATGGTGGGCGGACAATAATGGATATGAAATAGTTGATATACAAGTTTCTAACGCAGGTGCTGGGTACACATTAGTTCCCAAGGTGTTAATTGAAGGCAACGGTACAGGAGCAACTGCACAGGCTTATATTTCCAACGGAACTGTTTCTGGTATCACTATAACTAATCCAGGGTCTGGATATACTAGAGCTCCTACTGTTTTGTTAGTAGGAAGCGCAGGAGCAATTACTGCAACAGCAATTGCTATAATAGGCAATACCAAAGTAAGAACATTTGACATGTCGATTAAGTTTGATCGAGTAGCTAAAGATGGCGATTATGCAGCATATGTACAAGAGCAGACATTTATAGCAACTGGTGATACTTCGGTGTTCAATTTAAATTATGCACCTACTAGAAACAAGAACGATATTACGATATACAAAAATAATCAATTAGTCCTTAACAGCGACTATACATTAAGTTTGTATTATTCTAATACAGATAGTTATTCTCTACTAAGAGGACGAATCCGTTTTAATACATCTCCAGCTGTAAACGATGTTATTGTTGTATCATATGAAAAGAATGTCGAGCTATTCAATGCTGTAAACAGAATTGATAAATTCTACGCTCCGATTTCGGGTATGATTGGTAAAGAACTTAATCAATTAATGACTGGTATTGACTTTGGCGGCGTGCAAATACAAGGTACAACATTTGACGTCACCGGAGGCTGGGACGCTCTACCTTGGTTCACTGATAACTGGGATAGTGTCGAAGCTAGTTCCGACTACTATGTTGTATGCGACGGTAGCACAGGAACTATTACATTGCCATATGTTCCTACAGAAGGTCAAGAAATTAACATTTATATTAAACGTTCGGGATCTATTGCAACTACAAGGATTGACGATCCTTATTACATTCAAACGCAACCGGCAGTTGAAGGACAACCAGCAGATCCAGAATATAACAACGGTGCAATTATCGATGTTGTTGGCAACGGCAGTGATTTCTTCAAGCGTGAAGTTACAACTAACGGCGTAAGAATTATGGGTGCTGGTGCAGTTGGCGGCCAAGCAGCGGTTCCAGATGCGTGGTTAGAAAAAGTAGCACGTATGTTTGAACTGTTTACTGATCCAACTGGTGCAGGCATCAACCAAGCAATACAAAGACAGTTTATCAAAGATCTAAGCGGCGATGCCGGCGACAGTTATCACGCAGGATTCCCAACGCTACAACGAGTTGCTCGAGGAGCAGGCAGCGATTATACTCCTAACTTCTTAACTGATGAAGGTATTGAAAGCTGGAACTTATCTCCATTGTTTGATACACACGTTGCTAACGATATGGTTTGGTATTTAAATTCAACCGGCGACGGCTACGGTATAGGCGAAATTGATGCACAAGAAGTAATTGAACACGTCTTCCATACACTACACATGCACGGCTTACCTGCATTTGATTTAAAAATGTATCCAGAGTTTAGTGCAGATTGGCAGTCAGGCGACTTGTTCGCTGCAATTGAAGAAGCATACGATGCAGGTGTATTTGACCCCAGCGGTTATGTTGATGCAACTTGGAAAACAGACCCAGAACTATTTCCTGTAATTGCAAAAGAATACTTGTACTTGTTAAACTTTAGTATGTTTGAATACACCGGCTTATGGGACGGCGATAGTCTTGCTCCTGAGTGGAGTGACAGTATGCGTACACAATCAGGTATTCTTGCTAATAACCCATTGGGTTATGCATTGTTTAATACTTACATTGCACCAGTTATTAGTAAGCCTTCATTGGCAACTATTAACAGTATATTTGGCGATGGTAATACACCAGCACAAGATAATCCAGCACTAGCAGGCGTATCGGGTTATGTTGTCGACTTATTAGTTGGCGGCTCTCCTGCAGTAGATGACAATTCATCGTTGATTACAAATCCTAATGCAGAAATGCCAACATTTGTAGGTGACGGATTAAATGCAACTATTGATATTGGTTCCTTTATAGGAACTATCGATGGCGATACATTAATATTCCGTCCTATTGAAAGCGACGGAGCAGTGACAATCACTGATGACAACTTGTTAGATACTGCAATCAGTGGCGGCTCGTTGTCAGCAATCAGTAATGCATATGTGACTGCAACAGGAACACTAGCAGAAGAAATAGCAATACTTGGCGGAAAGTTTATTGACCCAGACCAAGTACCAGCCCCAGAAGAAAATATTCCAGGTCAAGTCCTTGATAGTGTTTCTATCAAAGTGTATAATAATACACCTTCTGGATCTGCTGCATTACAGTCTAAAATTTCTGAAGGCGACGGAACTACAACGGAGTATACAATAGGTCAAGCGGTTATTGAAAGCAATGCAGTCTTTGTGTACATTGATAAAATCAAACAAGATCTTAGTGTTAATTATACCTTAGACTTAGAAAATTATAATGTAGAATTTACCACAGCACCTAGTGTTGGAACAATAGTAGAGATCCTATCACTAGGTATCGGCGGCCTTAAGATTCTCGATTATCAACAATTTGTCGCCGACGGCGCAACAAATTTATTCTTAACTAATGCAAATTATGATTATACATCAAGTATATTTGTGACAGTAAACGGAGAATATGTTGATACAGGATTTAGAAACAGCACCGATGTAGTAGATGCAATTGGTAGAACATTGGTAGAATTCGGATTCTACCCAAATAATGGCGACATTATTAAGATTGTTTGTTTAGAAGCATCAAGTGATGTTGACTCTAGTGGTATTTCTATAGTAAAAGTTAACACACAAACTGTTTACTTTGAAGGTAGCACTAGAAGTTTTGACTTAGATAGTTTCGTTGACTTATCAAGAGGATCAGCAGCAAACTCTATGATAGTCGAAGTTAACGGTTTAGTATTAAAAGGTGCAGATACTACTTATGCAGTATACAACGGCACTACAAATGCGTTTACATTAGGAACAGATCCGTTTGAACCTGGTGGATCTATTCTACCTAGCAATATTAATGTATTTGTTAACAACGAATTAAAAGCATTTATCACTGACTACACATTTGAAGGCCCAACTAAAGTGTTAACTCTTAGTAATTTAACTATCGGCGATATTGTTAAAATTGAAAATGATCTAAGAGCTGAATATTCAATTGTTGGCAACAACATAGTGATTGATGGCGATGTTAATATATCTTCAGTTGACGAAACCGATAATGTTAGAATTGATGTGACATGGTTCTCTGAGTATCCGTCAATGGATATTATATCAGACGAAAAAGCAGGCGGTAAAGTACAATATCAATTAGCTAGAACTCCGATTTCTCCTAGCTATGTATGGGTGTATAAAAACGGAGTGAGATTAACACAGGAACAAGATTATTATCTTTCATTGCCGAGAGGTGTTGTATATCTTAATGTTGATTCTACAGTAGATGATAACATCAGAACTATTAGTTTCGCTACAGAAATATATCGATTACCTAGTGCTTATGAAATTAGCAAAGACATGTTAAACATATATCACTTTAAGCGATTTGCAAAAGGTGAAGTTAAATTAGCTAATGCTCTAAACTATTATGATACTACTATAACTGTTGATGATTCCAGCACATTAGCTGATCCTATTCCTAGCAGAAACGTACCAGGTGCTATTCATATTGATAATGAAAGAATCGAATACATGCAAAAGACTGGAAACGTTCTTAGCCAATTAAGAAGAGGAACCCAAGGTACTCCGATTAAAGAAGCATATGCTTCCGGATCAGCAGTAGTTGATGTTGGATACCAAGAAACTATTCCTTACAATGAGACACAGGATAGATTTGACTTTTACAGTGATGGTAGCACATTAATAATAGGACCTTTGTCGTTTGCACCTTCTAAAGGATCAAGAAGTAGTACATGGTACCGAGATACTATACCTAGTACTTACGGTCCTTGCGACGAACTTGAGATTTTTGCTGCAGGCCGTAGATTGAAAAAGGATCCACAGTCTATATGGGTAGAGAATAACGGTGCGTACAGTCCAGATGCAGATACTCAAGTAGAAGCAGAATTTTCCGTGGACGGTAGTGCTGCATATATACGTTTAACTAATATATTACCAGCAGGAACACGTATTACTTTAATTAGAAGACAAGGAAAGACATGGTATGATAGAGGCGAAACAACCGCATCTAACGGTGTCACACTGCTTGAAAACGGTTCTCCGATCGCAAAATTCATTGCGCAAAAGAGCACGAGCATACCTGAATAAATACATGATGATGGAATCAAAAGAGACTAAAATGCCGCAAAACACAGAAAACACATCCCAGAGTCCGGAAAAACGTCCAAACGAAGTTGGTGGATTCCACTTCGAAGGGCATATTAAAATATTTGATCCGGAATCTAAAGAAATTTACATCGACAAACGTAATGCAATTCATTATGAAAACATGAGCGTAGCAATGGTGCAGAGCTTGAGTAATCAAGGGCAAGGCACTGTTTATCAAATGGCGTTTGGTACAGGAGGTACAATTGTTGATCCTACTGGATTAATTACATATCTAACTCCAAACACCGTGGGTATAAATTCTAGTTTATATAATCAAACATATACAAAAGTTGTAGATCAAAACGCAATTGAAAACGTAGATCCTATTCGAAATAAAATGGAAATACGTCATATTAGTGGTGCAACATATAGTGACATCTTAATTAGTTGTTTGTTAGATTACGGTGAGCCACTTGATCAACAGGCGTTTGACAACTCTGTCGATATGAATGGAAACTTTGTTTTTGATGAATTAGGCTTAGTAGGTTATAATCCCAATGGAACAGGCAAACTATTAACTCACGTTATTTTCCACCCTGTGCAAAAGTCATTGAACAGATTACTACAGATCGATTACACAATCCGTGTACAGAGCTTAACTGGTTTCACGGAGGTTTAATAGATGCCATATACCGTTAATTTTACAGACAGCGATAATAAAACTCCAATTACTGTATTTGATAATACTTCGAGTACAGATACAAGTTTAACATTTCCTGGCAGAAATGTCACAGGTTATGGTCAAATTATTGCAGAAAACTTTTTAGCATTATTGGAAAATTTTGCTAGCTCAACTCAACCAATTAATCCTATCGAAGGTCAAATCTGGTATGACAGTACGAACGGCGTACTAATGCTATGGGACAATACTGCATGGAAAGCAGCATCGGGTATCCAAAAAGGCCCATCAGAACCAGCAGTGTCTGATAGTAAAGTTGGAGAGTTATGGGTTGATACTACTAATCAACAACTGCGTATTTTTACCGGAACTCGATGGTTATTAGTTGGTCCGAGTGAAAGTTCAGTTGACGGTCTGCGATACGGCCCAGTGGTCGAAAGCATTGCTGACTCTGACAACTTAACAAAATATATTTTAACATTTTATATTGCAGACATTCCTATAATTGTTTTCTCAAAAGACAGCTTTACGCCTAAAGTTTTAATTTCCGGATTTGATATCATTAGATCCGGCATTAACGTTTCATCCCCAGCAACTGGTACTGAAATTGCAGAATTTGTTGGCGGCTTTTTGCCAACACTATATGGCACAGCAAAAAATTCAGACGCACTGAATGTTGCAGGTGTTGCTGTTGCTGCCGGTAAATTTTTAAGATCCGATGTTATCAATACAACTGACTACGGATTTAACGTTAGGAATAACAATGGTATTACCCTAGGAGTTGACGGAACATTTAATATTTCTAATACAACTACTGCTGCTAAAATTTACAACTCTGCAGCAGGTAGTTCGATTGATATTCAGACAAACAGAAATGGCATTCCGTCAACTGTTTTGAAAGTTGTTGATAATAGAATTGGTATCAACAAAGCAGATCCAACTGAAACATTAGACATAGATGGTAATATTACATTAACTGGTGCAGTTATTGTCACTAGTACCACTTCTAGCACTAATCTTAATAACGGTAGTATTCGAACAGCAGGTGGCGCATCGATAACAAAGAATCTATTAGTTGGTGACGGCGCCGACATAACTGGTACATTGCAGGTCAACAACATTCAGCCTAAAACTACCGACACTTATGATCTAGGAACAAGTTTAAAACGCTGGGATACTGTTAGAGCAAAAACTATTATTGCTGACACTATTCAAGGTGTGCTAGAAGGCAACATCAGCGGAAATTCTAATACAGCTACTAGCTTACGCAATGTCACAAGTTTTCAGCTATCAGGAGATGTTATTTCTCCTGCAGTACAGTTTGACGGACAAGTAGGTAGCTATACAAAAGTATTCAACACGTCTCTTACAGCTAATATTATTTCTGGAAAAGACACTCCGTTTCCTAACGTATCTAAAACTTCAGACTTTATTCTAACTTATAGAGCTAGCGAAGCGGCGTCAACTTCCTCAGGTCTATTAAAACAAACAAGAGACACATTTGTTGGAGACTTAGGAATTCCAATGGGAGCTATACTTCCGTATGCAGGATCATCTGCACCTTACGGGTTTTTATTCTGCGACGGATCCGAAGTAGAAAGAACAAAGTATTCCTCTTTATATGATACAATCGGAACAGCATACAACGGAATAACTGCACTTGTAGGTGTAGGTACGTTTAGATTACCAGATCTTAGAGGAAGATTTCCACTGGGACGTGATAACATGGATAATGCTGGAACTGTTCCTATTGCATCAGGTGGCTATGTCGATGCCGGTGGCGGCACGGCAAGTCGAGTTCCAGACATCAAAGCCCAAACACTAGGTGGTGATGCAGGACAGAGCTCGACTACACTAACACTAGCAAATCTTCCAGAACATAGTCACTCATTAAGTTCTGCAAGACAAGACTACGCAGCAGTAGCAGTCACAACAACAATTGATCCAGACGCAGTGACAGGACTAGGTCCTACTGCTCCGGGTCAGGCACAGTATCTGAAAGATTCTGGAGGAATTAAAAAGCCTTCAGGAACAACATTAAGCACTGCTGTTGGTATTATGAACCCATATCTAACGATTAATTATATCATTAGATCTGGACCACCCGCATTCTAATTAGGTCGATGGAAATATGGCATATCAAATAAACAAGACAGACGGAACTATTGTAGCAACGGTAGCAGACGGTCAAGTAGATAATTTATCCACTGACCTTACTCTTATTGGTAAAAATTACAGCGGATTCGGCGAAGCATTTAATGAGAATTTAATCAAGCTACTAGAAAACTTTTCTAGTACGTCAGCTCCGACACATCCTATCAAAGGTCAAATTTGGTATGATACCAGCGAGTTAAAACTAAAGGTCTATAACGGCAGTAGTTTTATTCCTGTAAGTTCTGCTACAATTTCAAACACACAGCCTAGTACATTGGCAATTGGAGATTTGTGGTGGGACGACGTAGGCGGCCAGCTATATTTCTTTGACGGTACTACTCCGATCTTGATTGGTCCTGCTTATTCAAATACACAAGGATTAAGCGGACTAAAGGTAGATAGTATTCTTGATACACTTAACCAAACTCGAGTAGTCACATATCTTTATAATAACGGTATCCTACTAGGAATATTTGCTAAAGATAGTTTTACACCTAAAAATGACATCATTGGATACAGTGGAAGCATTGGACCAGGATTTAATGCTGGTACATTAGCAGGAATTAAGTTTGATGTGACCTGTACCAATGCAGAGCAGTTAGGTGGCGCCGCAGCAACAATTTATATTCGAAGAGATACGTCAAATGCTCTTGAGGGCCAACTACGTATTACTACAGACCTTGGTCTAGTTGTAGGTAGTGCAGGTCAGTTAAACTTGTATGTGACGGCAGGTGATGTTTACATGTCTAATGCATCAACTGATAAAAAATTAGTACTAAACGTTAGAAAAGGTATCGATCAAGAAGATGCTATTTCTATTAGTGCAGTTAATAGAACAGTTGATATATATGATGGCTTTACTGATAGTGTGACCACTATCGGCGGCGATTTAACAGTTATAGGCAACTTAACTGTTGAGGGAACACAGACGGTACTTAATACCGAAACACTAACTGTTGAAGATACTAATATCATTATTGCTAACGTAGCATCTCCAACTGATGACACCGCAAACGGCGCAGGCCTTACAATCAAAGGCGCCACTGATAAAACAATTGCTTATTCTACATCAGACAATTGGCTAGATATTTCAGAAACAATAAATTTAGCATCGGGAAAAGCACTATATATCGGAGATACATTAGTTATTAACGGAAATAGTTTAGGTTCTGCAATTACTAGTATTCCGGGTGTGACGTCTTTTGGTAAGCAAACTGTGGTTAACGTTGGCCCAGGTGGTGCCTTAGATCCTGCTTATTTGAGATTAGCAGATAACAGGATTTCTACATTGTCTAGCGATTTAGACATTGAGTTAGCACCAGACGGTGCTGGCAATGTTGCACTAATTGGTAGTCCGAAAATTACAGGTCTTGCAGATCCTGCAGCTGAACAAGATGCAGCAACAAAAGAATATACTGACAATCGTATAGAAAGCAGACCTTTAGTATTCAGTATTGATTTATCAGACGGTAAACCAAACACATACATTATTGCAAATATTTTAAATAATCTTGCTCCCCCTACAGAGTTTAGAACAGGAACTGTTGCAAGAGTGTTGTGTAATTTGATTAGTAATTCAAGCGTAAACTTAGCTATTAACTCTTTACCTCCATCACAGTCAACGGCACAGTTCTTAACAAACCTAGGCGGCGCAACTGCTCCGGCAGTCACTAATATCTCGTTCCCAACAGCTACTATTCCAGGGCAGTCGGTATCGACCACGAGAATTGTTAAACAGTTTTCAATAGCAGGTCTTGCAGGATCTAGATATTGGCAACATGATAGCGATATAATTTTACCAGCATAATGAATTCAGGAGCGGCATAGATGGCCTATATAATTAACAAATACAGCGGAGAACAATTAATAGTTCTTGAAGATGGAACTATTAATACCTCAACTAGTCTCGGCCTTGTAGGCAGAAACTATGTAGGATACGGCGAAACGCAAAATGAAAATTTTGTATACCTATTAGAAAACTTCGCTAACGAATCTGCTCCGTCCCGGCCGATGCAAGGTCAGCTATGGTTTGATTCAGCCAACGGAGTGCTTAATGTATATGATGGTACTAGTTGGGCGATTGTTGGATCCGCAGCATTATCTGATATACCGTTAACAGATCCAAAACCGGGCGCATTATGGTTGAAGACTCCTGTTAATACACTAAATGTGTGGACAGGAACTGAGTGGAGATTTATTGGTCCAGAAGCAGTTGACGGATTCGGTAATACTAGAGCTAGGTCAGCATCAGTTGATGACTATCTAGGAAATCCTAAGCCAGTTATAATTATAGAAACCAACGATACTGCGGTTGCTGTTATAACAGCAGAAGCATTTACAATCAATCCTGCATTTTCAATTTTAGGTATTAGTAATAATTTAATTGCAGGTATTAACCTTGCTGACGGTAAAAAGATTAACGGCGATGTGACTGGTAGTGCAGCTAGCGCTGAAAAATTAACAAATAGCCGGTTTATCAACAATGTTGCATTTGATGGTCAACAAAATATAACAATTAGAGCATCCACAACTAATTCACTTATAAAGGGTGATTATATTACTGGAAGTAATTTTGATGGTACTACTCAACAAACGTGGTCAGTTGATGCTACATCCTCGAATGTAATAGGCAAGCTCGTTGCACGTAATGCTCAAGGCGGCTTTTCTGCAGGATTAATTACTGCATCATTCTCAGGAAACTTATCAGGGAATGTGACAGCAGACAGCGGCGTATCTACATTTAATGAAGTACGGGCTACTAACTTTGTTGGCGCAACACTAAGTGGAAATGCATTTAGTGCATCACAACTAGAAACAACTAGATCTATCAATGGGGTAAGTTTTAACGGAACTAGTGATATAACAGTTCCAGCAGCAGCAAGCACAATTACCGGAACAACACTCAATTCTACAGTCACAGTATCTAGTTTACAACGAGTAGGTACATTAATTGATGTATCAGTTGCAGACAGCGGAATTAGCATAGGTAGCTCAGGACAACTTAGATTACAAGTTGATTCGTCAATTCCTACTATTAGATCGCAAACCGGTACATTGAATTTTGATATGGGGTCAACTGGTCCTGATATTTCGTTTGTAGATTCTGCAACTTCCTTATCGTTAGGCGGCCCAAGTGCTCCTGCAATTATTGGAGACAATACAACAAACTTAGGTATCGTAGGATATAAGTTTAACAACATCTATGCTAACAGCTTAGTTGGAAATGCTGATACATCGACACTGGCAACAACTGCAACTAACATTGTAGGCGGCGGCCTAGGTGCAATACCTTATCAGACAGCAGCCGGTACAACATCGATGCTAGGATTAGGAGCAGACAACTATGTACTACGAGCAAGGGCTAGTGGCCCATCTTGGGAATCGTTAACACTTGAACAGTTAACCAAGGGTAGTTATGTTAATATGATTAACACTTCTACTAGCGGTAGTGTTGATTCGTTTAGTTCAACAGTCGGAGTCACAATTTCAGTTGATGCTACTTCAGCAAACACAGCAAGTAAAGTAGTTGCTAGAGACAGTAGTGGTAATTTTGTAGCAGGTACTATCACTGCAAGTTTAACTGGTAATGTTAGTGGTAATGCTACAACAGCAACAACATTACAAACTGCTAGAAGTATCAACGGAGTTAGCTTTAACGGAAGTGCTGACATAACTGTGACAGCATCTGACACTACAAAAGTTCCGTTAGCTGGCGGAACAATGTCAGGGTATTTAACACTAGTTGGAGCACCTACTGCTGCTAACCATGCTGCTACTAAAACATATGTTGACGGTCGACTACCACAGTATACATTTACATACGGCAATACTGTTTACAGCACAACAGGATTCACTAATCAAGTTGGCTCGTTTAATAACGGTGCTAACTATTTTGACGTTTTTCCACCGGCCGGCAAAACAATGGGCAACCTAGTAGCATTTGTTCCGTCGATTGCAGTGATACATTATGCAGGCGGAGTTGATGGCAACGACTCGCTACGTTGTACCTGGAGTCAACTAGCAGATAGGGTTAGAGTTTATGTACAGAACACCGAACAACGCTCTACACCAGCGGCAAACTACATGGCAATTTGGAGCTAATAATGCACTACGTATGTATAGAAAATAACACAGTAATTAGTATATTAAACTACGAACCGTCGGTTCCTGCAACAGTGACAGTTTCACCGATCACTGATGAAGAGTATACTAGTATAGAAGGTCAAACGCACTATTTTGATGTTGCATCAAATAGTGTTTTACTGATGTCGTCTGAAATAACTGCACAGAAAGAAACTGAGCTAGCAAACGGCACAGAACGAGAATATTTAAACAGTACAGACTGGAAAGTGCTACGTCATATTAGACAAAAAGCATTGGGTATTACAACTAGTTTAACAGAAGAAGAATATTTAACACTCGAACAACAGCGAGAAGACGCTGCTGCTCGTATAGTTTAATACAATAAATAATAGACATTAGGGGCTAACAGAATGGCATATCAAGTAGATAAATTTAACGGAACATTCCTAGTATCAGTAGCGGATGGCACTATTGATACTACAACAGATCTTAGATTTGTGGGTAAAAACTACGCCGGTTATGGCGAAGTACAGAACGAAAATTTCTTGCACTTACTAGAATCTTTTTCAAATACTACAGCACCACCCAAGGTTGTGACTGGTCAGATATGGTACGATTCTGCAAATCAAAAGCTAAAATTTTATAACGGTTCTAGATTTAAACTAGCCGGCGGCGCTGAAGTTAGTGCTACTGCTCCAAGCGGATTAGCGTCAGGTGATTTTTGGTGGGATAGTTCTGCAAAACAGTTATATGCATGGAACGGTGTAGACTTTACTCTTGTTGGTCCAGTTTCGAGCCCGGATCTAGGCACATCGACGGTGAGCCCGGATACTGTAAAAGGTACAGTGTCGACCACAGTTGGCCCTCACACTATTTTAAAAATTATTGCAGATAGCAAAGTAATTGGTATCTTTAGCAAAACTGCATTTACACTTGATAATGCACAGAATACAATTGAAGACTTTTCAGTTATTAAGAAAGGGTTTACCCTTGCTAAATCTCAAACAGGTGTTTCTACTGATGATTACATCATGTGGGGCACAACACAAAATGCAATTCAACTAGGAGGTGTTGGCGCTGACCAGTTCTTGAGAAAGGGCGACAATGCGTTCACTGAAGAAGTATCGTTTGCAGATACGGGCATACAAATTGGTGACGGCAACGACATACGAATCCGTATTGAAAATGGTGACGAAGCTATTTTCGAGAACCGATTAGGCAATTCGATTACATTTAGAATTTCTGTTGCAGAAACAACAGACGAGCGAGACATTGCAGTTATTACCTCTACAGGAGTAGTACCAGCAGATAACAATGCTTATACATTAGGATCGTCACTATCTAAGTGGAGCAACGTTTATTCTACTGTGTTTACTGGTAATCTAACAGGCAATGCTACTGGTACTACTACAGGTAGTCATTACGGTAATGTTTATTCGTCTGACAGTCAGATAATGATTGACGGAACAACTAAGCAAATTGGGTATGCCGGAGCAAACATTGTTGGTACACTCACTGGTTCTGTGACAGGATCAGCAGCAACAGCAACAAACTCTGGTAAGTTAAACGACTTAGAACCGTCAGTGGCAGTTCCGGGGTCAGCAGTTGCTACGATTCCGGTGCGTGATGCTACTGGCAACATATATGCAACTCAATTTATTGGTATTGCTGACAAAGTAGATAGAACATTTATAGATAAAACTGATGCATTATCAGACCCAACGTGGAATGATGGTACAACGAGTACCAAATACAGAACGGCTAGACTAAGTGCAACTGCATATAGTATTGCTGCTAGAGATTCTAGTGGAAATATTACTGCTAATTTATTCAACGGAACTGCAACCGCAGCTCGCTATGCTGACTTAGCAGAAAAATACACAACAGCAATTGAACTAGTGCCAGGTACAGCAGTGGCAGTATGTACGTGTGAAGAGCATGAAGTAGAGCCAGCAACTGCAAGTAATCATTGTATTGGTGTTGTTTCAACAAACCCAGCAATTATGATGAATAGTGATGCCGAAGGGCAATATATTGCACTTACAGGTCGTGTTCCTGTGCGTGTTAAAGGTGCTGTTAAAAAAGGTCAAGTTGTGTATGCTTGGATCGACGGCGTATGCACAACAGTAGCAACAACTGCAATGGTTGGTGTTGCATTAGAATCAAACGCAGACGACGCTGAAAAGTTAGTTGAGTGTGTACTTAAAGTTTAAGGATAACAAATGGCGTCTTCAGGATCTCAAATAACAGCAGCCGACTATATTACTATTCAGGATAAAGCTCAGTCTTTGTTAGGAACAGGTACTGGCACCCGAGGTTATGGTCAAACCGTACAATCAGCTGACGTTTTTACAGGTAATAATATCACTAAAGCTCAATGGGATCTATTGAGATATGATGTCACTAGTATTCGATATCATCAAGACGGAGTTATGCCAGCTATTGTCACTGTTAATGTTGGAGATCCAATAGGCTATGGCGGATCATCACCTAATAGCAACTATGACACTTTATTAGATCAGGCTATTGCAAACAGGTTTGTACTAGCAAATAATCAATCTATTGTTGCAAATGCAGCATCTACTTCGTATTCGTCTACTTGGTCGTTAACAGCTACATCTGAGTTAACTGTGACATTTTCCACTCCTACTGAAGCTAGATACTTTTTTAATAGTGGAGGCACTGTTAGGATTAATTCTATTATATCCGGGGGGTCGACAACTGCACAAGTCAATGCGTGGAAAACATTTTTATCTAGTGTAGGAACTAGAGCGTTTGGAGCTAATACTGATCCGGCTATTAACTATTATACACTTACTAACGCATATCAAACATATTATCAAAACTCATTGTCTACGCCTTATTCTGCGAACAACTACGTACTAGAGGCTAAAACTGATGTTGCAGATAATTCATCTGGAACAGCAACAGTGTTGACTATAAAGATTACATTAAATGATAGCTATGTTGATCCACATATAGATCCCCCAGGCGATAGTGTAGACGGAACATTAACAGTTTCAGTTGCCGAAGTCAAAGCCGCTGGATCATTATTTCCTAGCGGAACGTTTGCTATAACTAGTCCTTCGTACTCACTTTCGAGTATTATAGCATCGTAAGATATTAAATAGAAACTCATATAGAAGAATATATTCATGGCCGTTAACGACACAATTAAGTACACTGACTACAATAACATTAGAAATGCTGTCATTGAAGTACTCGGTGCAGGCTCAGCAACTTATGGGTATGGACAAACTCCGATAAGTGCAAGTGTTGCTATAGGAAATAAAGTCACAGTCAACGAATGGAGTAATTTAAGATACGACATTTTAAATGCTTCATTGCATCAGAATGGTAGCTATGCAACAGTTCCTAGTAAAACCGAAGGTCAAACAGTTGCATTTAATGCATCTACCGAACCAGTCACTTATTATAGTACGTTAGCAGCGACTCTTGCATCTAACAGATTTAATGTCGGATCTGGTCAATTTGGAGTTGCCACCGCCGTTCCAAAAACATTTACTAGTGCTTGGTCGGTGCAATTAAGGACAACAGTGACAGCTATTTGGGCAGATGCTAATGCTGCAAGATACTTCTTCAATGCAGGCGGCCAAATATTAATAAGTGCTGCTAGAGCTGGTGGAACTGCTACATCTCAAAATACAAGTTGGTCGTCGCTATTAAGTTCTGCGGGCACACAAGGCATTGGCGGCAACAATCCAGGCGCAGGCACATCACCGACAGACGGTACTAATTGGTATAGGACAGATAGTAATTATAGAACATTTTATTCAACCTCTGCCTCCAGCCCGTACGGATCAAACACATATTCTCTTTCAGCTAGATCAACTGCATCAAGCCTAGAAATTTTTGTTGATTTGCAAGATGGCCATACTGCTACGGGCGCTGGCCCAGATACTGTTGACGGTATACTAACAATATCAGCATCTTATAAATATCCAACTGGAACGTTGTTGCCTGCTTCGAGCACCTGGCTACAGTATGTTCCTACTTCGTTAACTGTAGCCAATATAGGCGGATAAATTTTTCCTTGAAACAGCTGGCCGCTAAATAAACAGCGCAGTTAATTAAGGAGAAAACATGCAAGAGCAACTCAAACGAGCTCTGGAGTTTGCTAATTACAAGCAAACATTTTCAATCCAACGTAAAACTCTTAAAGAAAAAGCAGAAGCTAGATTAACCTACGGGTTTAATGGCGGCTTGTTTCACATTGACCAAACTCTTTTAACATTTGTCGAAATGTTGTGTAATAAAGGCCGCACTAGCGGCGTTGTACTGCTAGATGTAAATGATAATCCTATTCTTATAGAAGATGTAGAAGCGTTTAAAGATGAAGTGTTTAGTAGATATTTTGAAGCTACAAATGAATACTTCGAGCATTATCAAAAATTAAAGAAGAGTCGTTCTGTAGAGAAGATGCTAGAACAATGACACGTGGAATTTTAATCTATGCTCATAACAATCGAACAGTTGATTATGCGCTGATGGCTATTATATCAGGCGGCCTTGCAAAAAAACAGTTAATGGTACCTGCATCTTTAGTGACTGACCAATCGACAGTTGATTGGTTAGCTGAATCTAATATGTTAGACACAGCATCAGCTGTATTTGAAAACATCATAGTTGTAGATCGTCCACAAACAGACAATCAACGAAGATTACACGATGGTGAATCTAATATGGTTGTGCCGTTCATAAATTCAAACAGGGGATCAGCATGGGACCTAACTCCGTATGATCGTACACTGTTAATTGACAGTGACTTTTTAATTTTTTCTAATAGACTAAGTGAATATTGGAATGTTGATGCTGACGTACTAATCGGCGAATCGATAAATGATATATATGGTCAAGAACGATTAGGATATAACGATGTTTATATTTCAGAAGTTGGAGTAAAACTTTACTGGGCCACTACAGTTATGTTTAGTAAAACAAGTGACGCTAAGTTATTATTTGACACAGTAAATTTTGTTAAAGACCACTATCAGTACTATGCTGATATTTTTAGATTTGACAGCAGACAGTTTAGAAACGATATTGCATTTAGTGTAGCCAAACATATACTAGGTGGATTTGAAGAAGACGAAAATGGAATATTACCCCCTGTATTGTCTTTATTAGATAAGGATGTACTACATGAGGTTATTGGAGATCGCCTAACGGTGTTAGTTAGTTCCAGGTTAGGATCTGATTATTGTGCAGCAGCATTATCAGGAGTTGATGTTCATGTAATGAATAAGCAAAGTATTATTCGTAATAAAGATAAATTACTGGAGCTAATATGAACTTTGGATATCTTTTAATTGTTGCCGAACACAAGTCTGTAGATTATCTACAATTAGCGTATGCATTAGCATTAAGTATTAAGAATACACAAAGAGAAGGCTACGACAAAGTTGCATTGGTAATTGATAGCAAAGACAAGCTAGCTAAGTTAAAGAGTCCTTGGGTATTTGATCATGTTATTGAATGGGATCAAGAAACATTCTGGGATGGTCGTAGTTGGATGGATGAACTAACACCTTTTGAGCATACAGTATGTCTAGATGTTGATATGTTGTTTACAAGAGATTATAGCCACTGGGCAGAATATTTTATTGAGAATAGTGAATTGTACGTTGCTAACAAAGCGTACACTTACAGGGGTGAGCTAATTACAGGCACTGATTATAGAAAAACATTCGTCAGAAACGAGTTGCCTAATCTATATTCATTTTATACATTTTTTAAGAAAGATAGCAAGCTAGTAAAAGAGTTTTTTAATCTTGGCAGAGAAATTATTAAAAACCCTATTGAATTCTCTAATATGTTTTTGTCAGCAGGCAAGCCTAAAGTTATAGGAACAGACGAAGCATTTAGTTTATCGGCAAAAATTCTAGATATTCAAGATGATATTGCATATCCTTTAGAATTTCCTAGAGTAGTACATATGAAACCGCTAGTACAAAATTGGCCCTGGCCTGCCACTAAGTGGAGCGACCATGTTGGATTTTATTTTGGTAAGGGCGGACAATTGAAAATTGGAAATTATCAACAGCACGACATCGTTCATTATGTAGAAAAAGATAAAATTACAGATGAAGTTATAAGTGTGTTAGAGGAAATAGCATGGAAAAAATGATAGACTTTGACGAATGGTTAGCTAATTATATTCCTGAGCCAACCAAGTATGTTGCAGTGTTTGATCCTGAAACAGGCGCAGTAAAATCAGTTGGCCCGGATCATGCTTTTACAACAGAGAAAAATAAGATTTCTTTAGATACAGAAACTGCAGAATCTATTATCAACAGCGAAATTATGATTCATAAATGCTTTGTTGACATAGATTCGAGTAGTTTAGAAATAGCTGAAACAAAAAGCATTTTTAAAATTGATGATGTTTTACATAGAATCTCGTCAATTGAATTTTCGGATATTATAAAACCTGATGTTTATTTGGCATACTCATCAAAAAATAAAACTCTAAAAATTCAATTGTCAGCAGAACTAGGCGGAACTAAAAAAGTAAAAGGTGATATCAAAAAAAGAAAAATTGTTTGGGATGGTGACACTGAAATGAATTTTTTAATTACCGAATACAACGATCCGAACTTGATCTTTGAGATGTTTTCTGTTAAAATTAATGAACTAGTAGGTAAAACTAAAACATTAAAAGATATTGATTATGAAAATTTCAGTGTGTATACTAGACGCTTATTTAAAAATTATGTAATAGAGTATAAATGAAAACAGTAGAATTTGACGTTATATTTTTAAGTTATGATGAGCCTAATGCTGATCTGCATTATGCTGACTTGTGTAATAAAGTACCATGGGCAAAACGAGTTCACGGCGTCAAAGGCAGTGATCATGCACACAAAGCCGCAGCTGAACTCAGCGATACTGAATGGTTTATTACTGTTGACGCTGATAACATTGTTGATCCTGCTTTCTTTAATCTAGAATTAGACATGAGCGATCCTAAGATACAAGTCTATGGATGGTGCGGCCGCAATACTATTAACGGATTGCGATATGGCAACGGCGGCGTGAAAATCTGGAAGAAAGATTTTGTACTCGATATGCGTACACACGAAAATTCGGACAGTGATAGAGGTCAAGTAGACTTCTGTTGGGAAGATGGCTATAAAAACTTTCCTAGAGTTTATAGCGAAAGTATTATTACAGGAAGTCCGTTCCAAGCCTGGCGTGCTGGATTCCGTGAAGGTGTTAAAATGACTCTACTTGACGGAGTTAAAGTTCCACCTCAGGAAATTAAAGAGAGTATATGGTGGCACAATATCCATAGATTACGTATGTGGTCAACTGTAGGCATGCATGAAGAAAACGGAGTGTATGCAATCCTTGGCGCCCGTATGGGAACGTACATGACTAATTGTACAGATTGGAATTACATTGACGTTAGAGACTTTGAAATATTAAGAGACATCTACGAAGAAAAAGTTAATCATACTAATCCCGAAGCTGATGCACGAGCGTTAGGCGTACAACTTAAACAGCAACTTGGACTAGACTGGCCTAACTTTGATTCACAACAGAGCAAATATATTTTAGATCTGTATGACGAAACAATTAATCTAGGCTTAACGTATTATCGGATGCCCGATAATGTATGATATTTTTTATGTCGGAAAAGGATCAGTAGATAACGATGCTTGGGAAAGATTCAAACATCGGTTTCCTAATGCACAGAAACTTGAAAATATAAAAACATTTGAAGAAGTTAAATCTAAGGCATTTACTAAATTTTTCTGGGTAGTGTGGGATTATGTTAATCTTAAAGAAGTTTTTAATTTAGATTATCGTATTCCTAAATGGGACGAAGAATACATTCATGTTTTTAAAAATGGTGATTATTATGATGGTATTTGTATATTTCCTAAAGCCGCACGTATACTACAACGTGAATGGGATTATAGATTTTTTACTAAAAAGAAAGAAATAGAATATCAAGCCAGCATACCGCAGATGTCTGATGTTGTGTTTATATCCTATCACGAACCGTTTGCAGTTGAACGATTTGCAGATCTGGTTCCTAGATTAAGAGGAAATAAAATCTTCTGGATTAAAGATATTAAAGGTATACATCAAGCACACATTGAAGCAGCAAAGACAGCTACTACTGACATGTTTTATGTAGTTGATGCAGATGCGATTATTGAGAATACGTTTAAGTTTGATCACTACATTCCGCACTATGACTTTAATGCAAAGCAAACAGTGCATGTATGGCAAAGTAGAAACCCGGTTAACGGTTTAGAATATGGTAATGGTGGAGTTAAACTATTACCTAGACAACTAACTATAGACATGGATTTATCTAAACCAGATATGACTACAAGTATTAGTAAATGGTTTAGGCCTATGCAATCAGTATCTAACATAAACGGATTTAATACTGATCCGTTTAATACTTGGAAAAGTGCATTTAGAGAATGTGCCAAGCTAGCTAGTCGTGTGATTGAGCGACAACAAGACGAAGAAACGCAGTATAGATTAAAAGTATGGTGTGAAGACTCAAGTGACGAAAATGCAATCGATGGTGCCAATGCTGGAAAAGAATACGGTATTAAACACAAGACAGATTTAGAAACACTTAAAAAAATCAACGACTTTGCTTGGTTAAAGGAACAGTTCGATGGACGACTTAGAAAGAATTAAAAAGTTCATTCCTATTATGAATGAAGTTTCGCCTACGTTCTGTATGGCTAAATGGCATCACACGACAATTTACTTAGGTACAGGAGAAACACATAGTTGTTATCATCCCGCCCCGCACAAGATTCCTATGCAGGAAATCTTTATTGATCCTAGTGCGCTACATAATACTGAACAGAAAAAACTTGAACGACTAGAAATGCTCAACGGTGGTAAGCCCGCTGGTTGCAACTACTGCTGGAAAATCGAAGCAATGGGCGATAGCTACGTTAGTGATCGCAAGGAACGCAATAGTACAATTTATACTCCAGAAAGATTTGAACAAATTCGAGACGGTGACTGGGATCAGAATATAAACCCGCAATACATTGAAGTTAGCTTTGGCAACGAATGTAATTTTAAATGCGGGTACTGCCATCCTAAGCACAGTAGCTCGTACTACAAAGAGATTAAAGATCACGGCCCCTACGACATGGTTAAGAATCACCGCAACGACATTGACTGGTTTAAGATTTATGAAGAAGATAACAACCCTTATGTTGATGCCTGGTGGCGTTGGTGGCCCGAAGTAAAGAAAACTTTAACCATCCTTCGTATCACCGGAGGCGAACCGTTGCTTCAAAAATCAACATGGAAGCTATTAGAAGATCTTGAACAGAATCCTCTGCCTAACTTAGAACTTAATATCAATACTAATTTCGGAGTTAAGCCAGTACTAGTAGAACGATTGGTTGAAAAGGTAAACAATCTAGTTAACAACGGAAAGATCAAAGACTTTAAAGTTTTCACGAGCATTGATACATGGGGTCCAGCAGCAGAGTACATACGTACTGGCCTAGACTTGAATGTATGGGAACAGAATTTAGATACATATCTAACAAGAACATCTCTACCTATTACATTCATGATAACGTTTAACATACTATCAGTGACAAACTTTCAAAGTCTGCTAGAAAAGATTTTAGAATGGCGTGAGAAGTACAATGGATCTACGCAAAGCAAATGGCAGCGTGTACGCTTTGATACACCGTTCCTAAAAGAACCGTTGCAATATGATATGAATATATTGCCTAAAGAGGAGTTTATGCCATACATGCAAAGTCACCTAGACTTCATTCTAGCCAATTTAGACGATAAAAACCGCTTTAAATTCAACGACTTAGAGTATGCTAAATTTGAAAGAGTCGTTAAATACATGGAATCAGCTATCTATGCCCCAGAGAAGATTAAAGAAGGCAAACTAGACTTCTTTAATTGGTTCACTGAACATGACCGCCGTCGTAATACCGATTTCTCTAAGACTTTTCCAAGACTAGCAAATTTCTTTGAAAGCTGCAACAGTGAGATGCTATGATTTTTCTATTTCAAAATAAAAAAGAATTAACAAATTTTTCTAATTGTGATGATGTTAATTCGTCTGGAATCAATCGATTTACTGCTAGTCCTCTTGTATCAACTTTAAGATATAGTTTTTCAAAGTCTGCAACATTTGATTCATTCAATAACAGAACAAAGTACAAAAGTTATATTGTTCCATCTGGAGTGACGCATTCGCCCTGGGATTGGGCAGGCCATGCAGAACTAGAAAAAAATTATATGACGTCTAATAGAAATAGTGTATTCTTTTATATAGATCAAGAACTACTAACTGATTTACAGTCAAAGAAAGCATACTTACTTTTAGATCAAAGTCACGAAGGGTACCATGAAGAATGGTTGTTTTATTGGTTTCATTATTGTTGTACAGTTTATAAAATTCCTGTTAGTCAGATAATATATGTCACTGGAAACTTGTCAGTAGAAACACAATATGCAGATTGGTGCAAACGTAATAATACATCAGAACGTATGTGTGTTATACCCCATATACAGTTTGAAAGATTTACCTATGATTCGGTCACACAGCAACTAAAGATATTGCCAACAGTTAGTGAACATATACGTTATAAGACAGCTAATGAGTCAACCTTATTAACATATAACTGTTTTCAAAAACGTGCAAGGCCTCACAGGATCTGGTTATTTCATGCATTATGGAAAAACAATTTACTTTCAGATGGTATTAATAGTATGAATAGTTTTTTTAAAAATAATTCATACTATGAAGAAAAATCAATAACTGATGAAGATTACGAGCAAATGGTTAAGTTGTTGCCTATGTTTCCTAGATCTAATATGGATGATACATTAAAACAAGATTTCAAAGGCACATCAGCCGACTCGTTTGTAAGAGATTTATATCATATAGAAACACGTAATTCTTGGGTGAGTATAGTAAGTGAAGCATCTTTTGCAGAACGCACATGCTTTATAAGTGAGAAAACATTTAAACCGATCGCTGCTAGACACCCTTTTATATTATACGGTAATAAACATAGTCTGAGATATATTCGAGAACTAGGATACAAAACTTTTGATGGTGTTATTGACGAATCATATGACGAGTTAGATTCTTGGGAACGATTAGACGCTATCATTAAACAGATACAAATAATAAAAAATATGTCTCACAGTAAAAAAATAGAATGGTTCGAATCGATGAGAGCTATCTTAGATTACAACTTTGAAGTTTTAAAAAATAATTCAATAAAGCAGCCTAGCTCAGTTTCAAAGGTACGAGAATATGTATTACAACCAAATTAAAGAAATAAATCAAAGTTTAAAAAGAACTAAGAAAGCTATTATAAGTCTCGGGTGTTCGTTTGTCGAAGGTCAAGGCGCAATTGATCAGGAATTATATGATAGGTTAGAGTGGACAATGGAGCGTACAGGAGTTCCTATGGAACCTAATCTTAGTCGTAGCGATATGATTGATATTGTAAAACAATATCCTGAACTGTATATAGAACATAATAAAATAAATTGGACACACATGCAACACAACAATGCATTTGTGAATGTTCTTTGTAAAAAATATTTTGACGGAGAATATACTCCAATTAATCTAGGTAGAGCAGGTAGGGGCAATCGAGCAACTATTAAAAGTTTGTATACATGGCCGCAGTTAAATTGGGGAGATATAGAAGAATTGATGGTGTTGTATGTCCCCAGCGGCCAAGAGAGGTTTGATTTAGTATCGGATCAATTTAATGATTTTAATCAGTTTCAATGTATGTGGCCTCACTGGAAAGATCAACTAGAGAATACACCTCGTAGGATGTTATGGCAAGGATACGGAGAGGCAGTTTACTCTACTAAATCAGCTGCAATAGAACAGCTATTGCATGTCCAAGAATTAATCAACTGGTGTAAAGTACATAACGCTAAACTTGTGATAACTCCAGCATTTGATAAAACGTATACTCGTGATTATTTCAAAGCATTTTTAAAACAAGGCTTTGAACGTGATATAGATCAAACTCTTATTTCTAACAAGGCCGATGTATCGAAAGATCAAGTTAAACACTTAGAAATGATGGTAGATCAATGGCCATGGGATAGTATGTTTCTTCCACAACAGTGTCCTACATTTATAGACCTGTGTTTAAAACAAGAGAATATATCTAACGTTGGGTTCTGGGATTTTAATGGAGTAGGAACAGAAAATAATTGGATAACAGTATGTTGTCACCCTAGTGCAAAAGCTCACGACTTATTTGCTAGCGAATTGCACAAGCACATCAAGGATATACACAAATGAACTCTAGATCGCACATGCCAGGCTACTTTTCCGAAGATAATCTGTTTAAAGTAAATTGGTTAACACTTGGCAACAATCGATTCTCTGGAACAGATGATGAAGCTGCTCTAGCTAGAAACTTGATCAGTCAACCAGACACATGGCATTATAGAACTAAAAAGATTGAATATAAAGTGAATTCTCTTGGATATCGAACTAGAGAGTTTGCTGATATCTATTGGAAAGAGTCTATTGTTATTATAGGATGTTCAATGGTAGCAGGAGTTGGCGTTGCTGAAGACGAAACTATAAGTCACTACTTAGAAAAATTATCAGGTCGTCCTGTTATCAACTTAGGAGTACCTGCGGCAGGTATTGATTTTGCATTGTATAATAACTTTCTTCTTAAGAAAAATTATCCAACACCATGGGCTGTTGTAAATGTATTTTCTAATATCAATAGGCTAGTCACATTCAATGAAACACATATGGAGTTTAAAGGATTGTGGTCAGAAAGTGATGACTATTGGAAAGGCCACATGAAAACTATTCATAATTCTCTGATAAAGGGAATATTGGATTCTCAGCAAATACAGTATATGTGGAAAGATGCTAAATCTTTTAATGCGTCTTGGTTTGACGATACTGTACAATATTGCGAGGTTGACAAACTATATTTTACAAATACAGCAAGAGATTTAATGCATTGTGGTGCTGAATCTAACAACCACAATGCAGAAATCATTTATTCAAAATTAAAAAATAGTATCTGTTGAATCTTTAATATCAGATTTAAGACGATTTATATTAACTTTAAAATCTATTTTAACTATTTCGTCTTTATATTCTGTTAGTGTGTTAAGCAGTGTATCTGCGATAGATTCTGGATCTTTCTTAGTTAGTTCTGTTTTAATATCAATCTCCCACACCCTGCCGTCTTCAAATACTAGATGTATAAAGTCTAGATATGCTACAGGCATGGTATTCATATAGAGATCATCAAAAACCTCCGGCCATTCTTTTACAAGATGACGCGGAGGTTTAAACAGTGGATTAGGCATCAGCAGGTTCTTCTACTTTTTTAGATGCTTTCTTAACTGCAGGATCTAAAAGGTCTGCTTCTTTACGTAAACGTGCTGCTTCTTTGTACATAGCATCAGCTTGACTGCGATACGATTTAGCAATATCCTTATCAGATAATGCTTCTGCACTTGATGCTTGTGCTCTTACTGGTGCAGGAACATCTGGATCAACTAACGGTTGTGCTTCTGCATTAGCAACTACAGGGGCATTTGGATCTTTCTTAGGAGCACCTTTAACAAATGTAGTAAGATCATCAACTGTGCAATTCTTCTGTTCAGCAATAAGCACGTTTAACTGAGATAGTAAAATAGTATCGTTAGTAGTTGGAGTCATTGTGATAGCATCAGTTGCAACTTTCTGCAATCTTCCATCTGCTTGCATTGCTTGAAGCATAGGTCGTCCATCTGGAAACGGTCTGATGAACATAATCTCACCAAATTCAAACGCTTCTTGTGATTGATCACTTTCTACTGTAGTCATGATAGAATCATGATATACGTCTGGCAAGTTGTGAACTGGTAATACCAATGCCATATTCGATTCGCCCGGTAGTGTTCTAAAAACAACCAATACTTTTACGCCTGTGTTGTTAATTCTACCAATGTGTTTTAATGTTCCGGCCATGATTTAGCCCTCCTTTTTAGCGACAGCTTCTAAGAAAGCACTTAGTTTGTTGAATGTCTTACCAACTGCTTCGTATTCGGCTGCTTTAAACGCTCCACGTGATGTTGCAACTTCGATAATGCTCTTTAGAGCAGTTAAATCGCTGATATTTAAATCTGCAGGACCTGGCTGCGGCGCAGCATTTGTTGCCTGAGTAGATTCGGGTGCTGCTTGTTCAGCAATTTCTGTTTCTTTAATTTCTTCAGTCATTAGTTTCTCCTTAATAATGGACATGCTAGCATAAAGTATGTTAGTTCTTTTGAATCTTCAAACCCGACAACTGTAGCTGATCGCACACGACCTGTACGATCTATACCAGGTTGTCTTAAAAGATAATATCTACCTTTTAATTTATTCCTAATCCAGTCGTCAATGCTGCTGTCGAAAATAGTAGACTCTGGCACTTCAGCTTTTTTAAAGTGCGGAGGAGTAGTACTTAGTTTTCGTTGTTTTAAAACGTCTATTGGGTTTAGATCGAACATCATGAAAATATTTATATATGTAGTTTATTCTGGGAGTGATTCTTGGCTTAATCTTTTAGATAATGCTTTGTTATACCCTATTTTCCTTATATCGCCTGAAAATAGATAAAGTTCAAATGCTGCTTTTTCTTTCATTACAATGATATACTTCTTGGTTATAAAGAATGGTGAATCAATAAACTGATCTAACCATATCAAAACTTGTGGAGTTATTGCAAAATCTTTTGGAAATTCTACTTTGTATGTTTTTATTTTAGCATGTTCTTCTATGAATTGCAATGCGTGTTCAGTAAGGCGTAGCCCGCCTGTTTCTTTTTGTCTAAAGTTCCACCACCAAACTACGTTATACTTGTTTAGTGTTTCTTGATCTGTTTCTAAGTTTGCTGCTCGCAAGAATACTTTAGTGTAAGCATCCTTTGCATTGGTCATTGAATCTCTTCGCCATTTGTTAGTTTAAACACAGAGAAGTCGGTACACTTAAACAACTGATTTAACTTTTTAGCTAAATTGTGTGCATGTCCGGGATTTGAAAAAGATACTTTTTTATACTTTGGCCCGGGATAGCTAGCAATTAGACTACCGCTCTTTAGATTAAACGGTTGACCTTTATAAAACACAGCCCAGATAGCATCGGACTCTAAGATTTGTTCTATCTTATAGGTATCTTTATTGGCGTGCTCTAAAATAATTTTTGGTTTCGGTCTGCTCATATATACGTGTTTCCTAATTAACCACGTATATATTTATATGATTTAGAAGTTCCCGCCGTCGAATTTAACGTCGATATTGGTAGTAGATTCTTTAATCTCTGCTAGGTATTGATGTATTTCACCTACAGTACGGCCTAGTCTAGCAGTTAAGATAGCTAGTTCAGCAGTTAGATCTCTAGCTTCTTGTATAGTAATGCGTATTTCTTTCTGTTGACTTCTGTCGGCAATAGAAATACGTTGAATTAGTTTTTCAACTGTAGGTAATGTAGCAGGCAAATTATTTTGAGACATTTGCTAGTACCTGTTTCATCTCAATGTCAGTTTTAAAAGGGCCTTTAAACGGATATCGTTCGAGTGTAATCTTTTTAGGACAAAAACTCTTTACCCAACCTTTATCAAACTTAATTGTATAATATCCAGCGCAGTATAAACTTTTTGAATCACTGCTCTTTGTAAACAGTGGAAGCTTCTTGCGAATATCAAACATAGCGTTATGCGGTTCGGTACTTGTAGGATAACCGTGAACTTCGTTAGGTAGTGCAGTATTTGCTTCTTTAACAATCTTAACAGTGAAAAATGTTTTACCAAACTCTCGAGTTAGGCTTTCTTTAGTATCGTAAATTTTAACACCATCTTCATTGCTCATTACAAAACGATTATCTTCGTTCTTTCTTAGTGTAGCAATTTTAATTCCGTCTTGTTCAATAATCCAGAATTTATCTGCAATAATTGGTTTAGCTAAAAAGTCTGTCATTGTGTGTACCTCGCATTAAGTGGTTCTGCATAAGCCTGTGCTTGATCCGAAATCTTTTTAAGATCGTATAGATTACAGAATTTAATAAGTCTAATACCAACCTGACTAATATTTTTATTAGCGCCAGTAGCATGTGCAATTGTTTCAAACATGATTTGTTTAACGTCCTCGGGCTGATGTGCAAGATCAATCAAACGACGATTACGTTCGTAATCTTCTAATACTCGATGTTCAAGCCCGTTATGATCAGTCCACCGTTGCAACATTAAGTTATTCCAGTTGAAGCCTTTAGTATTACGATCTTCAAATGCTTCAGTAAGGCCAACTTTCTTGCTAGTGCCTTTAGTGCGAACACCGGGATATGCACTAAACACATTATCGCTCGTGTCGCCACGCATACATTTTTCAAACAACAGCCATTCTGGATTTGGGATTGCTTTAGGCTCTTGTGTTTTCTTATCGATCACACGTTTACCTTTTGCATCAAAGATACCTTCGTGTGTAATAGTAGTTTCCATTACACCGTTGTACTGTTTCACATTAGGTGCAATTAGCTGTACGAAATCTGTGTCTGTGCTGATAATAACATGATCGTCATTAGGATGACTCTGAATCCAGCCAGCAATTAAGTCGTCTGCTTCTAAGCGAGAATTTTGCAAAACTGTACAGTTTGTTTTATCTGCAATAAAGTCTTTAAACGTGTCAAATGCTTCCCAGAAGATTTTTTCTTCGTCTGCTTCTTTTTCTGTATGCGCAGCACGGGCGGCTGCACGTTGAGCTTTGTAAGGAGCATAGTAATCTTTGCGCCAGCTACGCCCTTCTAAACAGAAGATAACGTGACTGCCGTTAAAGTCTTGCCAAGCCTTCTTTACACTGTTGAGTGTAATATGAAAAGCCATGCCTAGTTTGATATCAGCATCGCCGTTAATAACGTGCCTTGCACGGAAGAATGTATTTGCCGTATCAACTAAAATATATGTCATGTGTTCTTCTTTTTAATTTCGTTAATGTCAAGTGAACCAGTCTTAATCGGACCACCAAAGTCGCCGTCAACAACTACGTTAGCACAGAGTTCACGGAACCAACGATCTACAATTTCTTCCTCTAGATCGCCTTCTTCGCCGTATCCTTCTTGCCTTAATTGTAGCACAAACTGTGGGTTCCAGTCAAGTTCAAAGAAGCCGTTTCTAACATTTTCTTTGTTTACGTGAGTATTAACAACACCAACCCACGCTTCTTTTTTACGTGTAGCACGAGCTTTTGGATCTAGCTTTGCTAGTTCTTCTGCTTCCTTAGCACGATCCGCCTCCGCTGTTGATAGTTTTGCTCTTTCAGTCGCTTCAGCCGCTATTACTATTGAACGTTCTACTTCTGCTCGAACTTTATCAATACCAAATAATTTTTCAATCCACTTACGCATTAAGTTTCCTTATTTTTTTTCTAATACAAATATATAACCTAGGCAATTCAAATAATTTTCATCTGTGTAAAATGTTATTTCTTTAGCGTAGAGTATTTTAAACCATGGAAACGAATGATATTCTATTTGACCTATATTTATTGGAGGCGGTGTACAGCTATCGATCGGCGGTTGATTAGCATTACCTGAAATAATAATGAACTTTCCGCCTTGTTTTATTACATTGCTACATATTTCAAATATTTCAAACAATTGATTTTCGTAGTTATGTAAGAAACCTCTGTCAAATATAATATCAAATTGTGTATTAAATACTTCTGTAAAAATATCACCTTCTATAAATTTAACATTAGTTGAATTATTTTTAGCAATCTGTATCACATCGGGAGAAACATCTATGCCTGTAACATCGAACCCTCTATCAGCAAGATATTTACAATCGTCTCCTCGCCCGCATCCTAATTCTAGAAGTTTTCCCGTATCTAATTTATAATAATCTAAAATTTCTTTTAAATTGGGATCAAATGTTTTTATTTCCCATGGTATTACTGTAGGATCTTTTTTAGATACAAATTTTATTTGTTTTTTATAAACTGCCTTCCAATATTCGTTTTCGTTATGTATTATAATATCTTCGTTCATTAAGTACCCCATTCGTTTTTAAATAAGGGTACCTGCAATCTATCACTATATCGCAAACCATGCTTCATTGCTAACAATGCTACATTCTTATTGTTTAATGCATAGACGCTTTCTACACCACCCACTGGCATTAAGTAAACGTGTCCTTTAAATCCTGCTGCACGATATTCCTCAACAGCACGTTCTGCATCAGCAAAGTCTTGTTCTGTAGCAATAACAAACTTCAAGTATGCTGTACCTACTTCTTCGTACTCACAAACAACTTCTGGAAGGATCGCTTCTTCCCACTTCTCGCCACTACATGGAAGTTTAGCACTTACACTAAATGTGACTTCATGTCCAACTGTACTGTTCCACTTAGCTAACCAGCCTTTAAATTCCGGAGTAAGTTTCTGAGTACCATTTGTTTCAAATGTAATCTCTTTCAAGTCACGCATCTTAGGATTGTTTAGTAAATCTGGATAAGCACGTTGCCATCCTAGTAAAGGCTCACCGCCTGTAATAACCAGGTGCTCGTCCTTCCAGTGATCTTGCGGAAGAATTTCCATAATACGATCTACAATAGCTTCACTAGTAAGCATTGGACTTAAATGTTTAAAACGAGGATCCCAACTAGCATAGCTGTCACATCCTGTACTTACTAGTGGCAGTTCTTTATAATCTTTAAAGTCTGCAACACGAGATACTATTGCCTCAAGTTCGTTTGAAAGTTCTCCTCGAGGCATGCCGAATCCAGCACATTTAAAATTGCATCCGAAGACACGTAGGAAAACAGAAGGAACGCCCATGTAGCGTCCTTCACCTTGAATGCTGTAGAACAGCTCTGCTATTTTTAATTTGCTCATGTTATTATTATACACTCTTTTCTGAATCGTTGTCAACCTTTTTTGACAATATAAATGTGCCGTCTTTACCTTCATCCCAAATTAGGGTATCTCCAAAATCCCAACCTACTTGTGCTAGCAGGTCTGGAGGAAATGGAAGAACCAAATCACCGGTATCTGGATCTTCCTCGAGTTTTATTGTCCATGTTCGCTGAGCATTATCTTGCATAAAAAAGCATCCTTTTCATCTTTAAAAATAAATTCCATCCAATTAGTATCTAGTTTAGTAGTATACTTGCCGCCTGGAAGTCCGTAATGTTCTAATACCCTAATACACAATTCGTTCCAGTTTATACTAGAAGTCCAGCGAATATGTACTGTATTCATTTAGTCTTTAAAAAATTTATCAAGTACTTCGATCTGATCGTGATAATCGGCTATAGCTTTAAGCTCGTGTTCGATGGCTTCAATAATATCAGAATGCTCGCCAATACCAACGGGATTAGCAAGATATACTTCTACGTTAGCACGATGTTTTTCAATAAGACCCCACGCATGATTACGCACAGCTTGTAATAGAGTTTCTCTCATTTCCATAATTTATAATTTCCTCTTTCTGGTATAACGTGACGTACCCCGCCACGAGGGTCTTCCATGTCACCTTTCCTTCTTGGAATTAAGTGAACATGTGGCCAAGAGCAAGTTTGTCCTGCAACTTCGCCAACGTTGAGACCGATATTAAAGCCGTCCCACTCTCCGTCTAACATTCCTTTAAGACCTCGATCAACTGCATCGTTAAACGCATCTTTTAGAACATCAACATTATTATACTTAGGTACAAACAGTCTGTGACCTTCTGTGACCGGATAGCTGTCTTTGTACACAGCAACATGAAAGTCGTCGTACTCTAATTCTGTCCAAGGAGCACCGTTGCTATCTTCCTTGTCCATTACTTCTGAAAAAATAACTTTTTTCATCGCTTTCTCGCATATTCTCGTTGTTCGTCTGGCAAGTCACGGTCCTTTACGATAAACTCGTAGCCAGCCATATTGCCTACATAGTGAGCATGTTTAGCTTCAAATGCCATCTTAACTTTCACAGTGTTAATGGCAATTTCTAGAAACTTTCCCCTATTGACATTTATAATATATCCGTCAACATTTTTATTTTTATCTGTGCAGTACACATCAATGCGTGTATCAATCATATTGACCTACCTTCTCCCACGGGTAAACTAACCAAGTATCTTCTTCTAACTTGTTTACAGCGTGTGAATAGTACGAAACATCATCAAAAGAACTAGATCCGTTTTCAGTTAATACTGCAAACCGAACATTGTTGCCCCAAACAGTGTTCCAAGCTGCTTCGTCGGGCAAACAACTACCCTGCCAATCTTCTTTAATCCAGTTAAATGTAGCACCGCTATCGTTAATATCATCTACAATAAGAATATTCTTACGCAGCGAAATATCCCAACGTGATCCTGTGATGCCATTCTTGGGAGGATCGTTATATCCAAATGCATCTTCGGCCATCCATAAATTGCTTTCTGGCCCTTGTTCGTCGTCACGTAGGCTAACTTTAAGTGCTTCGCATCGAACGCCGAGCATATTGCTGAGAATAGTAGCAGGAACATTACCACCACGAGTAATACCTACAATATAATTAGGACGCCAGTTGTCTTGATACATCTGCAACGATATATCAGTACACATTGTTTCTACGTCTTGCCAGCTGTAATAATGTTTTTTAATCATTTTCCATCCTTTGCGGATTTCTCCGCTTTAGTAAGTTTATTATTCCAAGTGTAGTTGCTAATGCCTAATTCATTTGCCATGGGCTTAGTTTTGCCTTTAGTGACCGCACCGCCCTTGGCTAAAAATTCAGCCATCAGTCGTTCTGTTTCTGCGTCTTTAGATTTTGCATCATGATTCATTGCCATGTATTCTTCTTCCTTCTAGATACTGTTCATTGTGTACCCATTTATCCTTAACTAAAAATCCCCACTCACGTTTGTGAGGACCAGGCATGAACAGTGTCCAAGCAGTGATACCTGGTTCTAATTCAATTCTATGATAGCTGTTTGGTTGGCACGTTCTAAAATGTCCAGGGCCACGCCAGTGTTTTTCTTCCCCGACCATTGTGCCATCGTCTGTAAACACTGGAGTGTATTCCCAGTAGCCCCCACGTAATATTAGTGTAGCATAAGGCCAAGGATGATCGTGAACATCGTCCGGATCACCTTTTAAGAACTTGTGTAAGAATACGTTAAAAGGAAAACTCTTACGCTCTTTAAGAAAGAGGTAGTAGCGTTCTAAGTAAGGTTCATTATGCACACGGTCGTAGATGATACGCTTTCGACCGACTCTTTCTAAAAGTTTAAGCAGCATAGATATAATACACCTCTTCTTCTAAATAACGTTTTAGTTCTTTGTCAGTAGGTTCTACATTATAGTTGTTCTTAAAAAAGATTTCATAACTATCAGAACCATACTTTCCAATGCCATACAATATTGTAGCATCATTTCTGTCCCATGTCAAGAAGTCTTGGGTCATTCTAAACAAACGAGTATAGCGAACATTCACCATTCCTAACGGGGCGATAATACTCTTAACAAACTCTTCGTCAGCATCTAGCAGATTTTGTGGCATAGGAAACCAATATAAGAATTCGGGCAGTGTTAGTTTCACTGCCTTCCTTCCTGTTTGATTTAACATAATCACACCAACCATGTGTTGCCATGCGCCGTCGATCTGCTGTTGTACCATTAGATTATCTTTAAGCGGCGCAAACCAAGTACTCATCTTGAGGCAAACTCCTGTTGTAGTTTAATGTTGTCAAAGAACTCTTTCTTTGTGCTTTGATCTGTATTGAACGCACCTTTCAATACTGTAGTTTGTGTTAGACTACTATGCGCCATAATTCCACGATTCTCACAACATCCGTGTACTGCTTGAATGTAAACTGCTACATTTTCACTATCAGTTGCCTTACTGATCTCACGAGCAATGTCGTTGCAGAGTTCTTCTTGTAGTGTACCTCGTCTAGCACACCACTGTGCAATGCGAGTATATTTGCTAAGACCAATTAACTTTTGAGCAGCAATAATTCCAATGTAGGCAACCCCAGCGACAGGCTGATGGTGATGACTACACATACTACGCAACTCACTACGTACAACCAACATGCCTTCATATCTGTCCTCGGTGTCATTTGGAAACGCTGTTGCGTCTGGTGCAGATTCATAACGCCCTGCCATAATTTCGTTAAAGTACATCTTGGCAAGTCTACGTGCAGTACCTTGCGAGTTAGGATCATTCTCACGATCGATTAACAGTGCATCAAGTACGCCTTCAAAGGCGACGGTAGCTTCGTCAACAAGTCTATCAAAATCTGTAAAATGTACATACTCGCTGATGTTGTCGCCTGCCCAGAAACGCTTTTTATCACGTTTCATTCTAGCACGAATGTTATCGCCTAGATATCCTTCACTATAGCCACCATCACCTGCCATAGCGTCTAGTCCTGTTTCTTTTTTATCTGTCATTGAATTACCTCAAATAGCGAATCAAAGTGAGTGTCTACTTTTTCTTTCTTAGATTGAAAGATGTCTATTTTTGAAAATGTATACCCGTGTTTCATTCCAACTAATACAGCTAACTTTTCAAAGTTGGTTAGATTTTGATTAGATACAGCAATAATGTATCCGTGTACCCAGTCTTTATTGTTATGGATGTTGTGTAGTTTTGCAGGACCGAATCCCATACCTCGCAGTTTTCTAAACCACTCGTGATGATCGATGTCGTTGATGACATCAATTAGACCGTGATCGTCGAGGTCTTTTCCTTTGATAACAAATAAATGATCGGTATTATACAGCTCATTGTATTCGTCTTGATTAGAAGTAAGGTCTTCTAGTATTTTGACTAATTGCATTTTTTCTCCGAGTTAAGGTCGAGGATGACCTGTTATAATTAGTTTAACATCTTTAACAGCTGATTGCAACTAAAATAATCTTCTGTTAATAACTTTACTTGTTTATTTAGGCGAGGTAAGTAATCTTTATAATTTTCCATATAGTCGATGATCTTTTCGATTACCAACGGACGATACTTTATATAAGACTCAAACGATTCGGCCCATTCGCTAGGGTACTTAAACGCCTCAAACGCCATTTCGCTGTAGCTTAGTCTATCTGGCACCATAGGAATAGCATCAACTATTGCACCTTCATACCAACTAATACCCAGTGTTTCTTGTAGGTTAGCACTGAACACAAGTTTAGCTTCACCTAACAAATTATGATATTCATTCTTTGTTAGCTGTTGATCCTGGCACACAACAAACTCATACTGCGGCAAGTGTTCTTTTAAGTCACGGAAGATTTCAACCTGCTTCTCTGGAGCAATACGATGCGGAAACAAAATAAGATCACGCTTGGGCATGTTCTTATACATTGCTAGTGTATTCTGCATATACTCCATAGGCCAACCTGTGCGTACAATTTTGTTATTGGCGTGATTCTCACGTAAGCCAACAATACAGCCTAAAAGTTCTTCGCAAAACATTTCAATGTGAAAGTCTGTGGCAAAGTAGTTGTGGTCAAATGCGTAAAAGAAACTCTTCTCAGCATGTCTAACCCAAGGCTTATCTCCAACAAGACGTCCTAAGAAGTCTTGTGGATCATAACTACCAGCATGCCATAAGCCGTGTGTGACTACTGGAATGCCCAGCAATTCACTCATGTACTTTAAGTTGATAATACCCGGGTGCCAAGCATCAGTAAAAATAAAATGATCGCCGGGGCGAACGGCTCCGTTGCAAAAAAGCCGACCCATCTGCTCAACTTGGCTAGCCTTATATATATTAGTGCCGCCAAAGTTAAGGAAAGCCCCAGGCGTAGTCGCACTAGGGATATCCGTAGGCCCTGATATAACATGAACATCGTGTTTGTTCCTTTCAAGAAGTAAAGGCAAGTGAGTTTTCCACTGGCCCGTATAGCGAGTTTCAACTGCTTCTAGGTCAATAAGGAAAACTCTTGCCATTTATCGAGTACCTCGTTCAAAGCGTGGACTGTTGTTATCAAACCTTGGCTTGTTGTTATCAAACCTTGGCTTGTTGTTATCAAACCTTGGCTTGTTGCCTTGGTAAGGGCGACGTGGTCGTTTACTTGCCAGATACGCACCATAGTTCTGTGAATCTCTACGATAGAGGTCCGCAGGATTGAACTCTCGGAGTTCGAATCTACACCAATCTAGATACGCTTCGAGATCCTCCCACACTTTAACAACGTCTGGGCGATTTGCGAAATAGGAATAATCCTTGTAGTTCTTAGCCATTATAGCTTTCCTTTAGTACTTAATAAATGAACCATTTTCTCCGTCTTCGGAGACCTCAATCCAAACCTCACGGCCTGGATACTTTTGTGAAATGCTGTCGTATAAATCACCTGACATCATTTCGCAACTCTTAAAATCAAGTTGGAGTGTACCTTCTTTGTACAGATTTTCCAACCAGCGTTTAAATTGAATGAACTCAATATCGCGATCATCGTGCGTAATACCAATCCACACTTTAAAGTGGAAGATATGACGATGCGGATAGCCTAGAAAACTTACATCATACTCATCGCCTGTAGCTAGAGCAGGATCAGTTAGTGCGGCAGGATACTTGTGCATACCCTCTTTTCGAAATGTCACCCAAATCATTTTGTTAGGGCGAACGTCTTGCTTAATAATCATTTTATTATCTTCTTCTTTAGATCTACGTTGTATATACTTATAATACGACTCTTGTTCATCGTTGTCAAGTGACATTTACTTCAAACTTTCCATAGTGAGAATCTTTCCGATTTCGTTTCCAAGATCCATTTCTTCTGTAATAACATACATTGAGGTAATGTTCTCATCTTTACGGCGATCATATTTTCTAGTTTCAATAACAAATCCGCCCGACGCTGAATATATTTGTAAACGCATGCCTTCGGAATGAAGCTTAGACTCATCAACTGAGACAGAGTGATTACTGTAGTCATCAGCTTCTGCTTTTTCTTCAAAAAGCCAGTTGAGGAATCGTTGTCTAAATGTTAATTTCATAGTTTTTACTTTTTTAATTGCTTTACGGGATTGAAGTGGAATGCCTATTCCACGTGATATACGAGTTGACGCTCTACTAGAAGCAGTTGCGTATGCTGGACCGTGTGTTCCCATTATTTGATAATCTCATCTTTGCCATATTGATCCCAGCTAGTGAATCTTTCACGATCCATCATGTCTGCAATCAAGTGACACCACACACCGGGATTAGATGCTTTAAAACCGGTATCGTCAATTTTAATTGTAGCATTGTATCCTAGTTGCTGAATGTATGGGATCTTAACACTAAGTTGCGGAATGAACTGACGTTTTTCTGTAAGACCACTTTCTAGTAGTCCTTCAACTTGTGATACATCGAGGTCTAGTGTACACCAAAACTCGTCATCTGCATCTAAACATACATAGATCATGTTTTCCCACAGTGCCCAACCTGCTGCATCGTTGGTTTCGAGTTTAGGAAAACTTTGATTAGCACCAAAGTATATATGAGTGCAATTGTGTTTATTAGCTTCTGCCATGACTTGATAAGGATCATGTACACCTACTACGAAAAGAGTTTTCTTTCCGTAAGCAGGAGTTGTTTCGATTTCAATACCTGTAAAGAAGCTAATACTATCAGCAACACCTGTTTCATAATTACGTTTCATTCTTCTAACCCCGATACTTTCATTTCTTGTGTACGTTTACGTTCTTGCAGTTCTTCTTCATGGAGATCGCACAGCGTACGAATCCAACCACTATTACGCTTTTTACCAGCGCCACCGCATGTTTCACAAGCACGGTCTGCCCACGATTCTGCCATGCTAACTAGTCCGCGAATGTAGTCATCGCCGCCATCGTAGTAAAATCGCAAACCACCAAACTTTTCTTTAATCTGTGCTACGACAACTTGTGGCACAACTAGAGTTTCTCTGTTCTTCCAATCAACATGATTTTGAATGTTATCACACAGCTTTTCTAAAATGGGATACCAGCCAGCACCTACAGCAAATCCACCGTATGGACTACTAAACATTTTTGGAAAACGTTCTTCCATGTTTTTAGTAAATTGTTCGTATTCTTGATCTTCACTCATTACCATGTACTCACATCTGTAATATCAACGGTAGTGTCGTTATCTTTGTCATTATCGTTGAAAAGGTTGAATTTAACAGTGACCGTAGGGCCAATGCCGCTACAACGTGTTTCTTCCAAAGTAAACCATTCTACTTCTTTGAAGTGTTGAGTCATCTTAGCAAGTTTTTCAACTTGTGTTCGATTGAGTGTAAATGTAGAGGACATAGTTGCCTTAGTTCAGGGTGTTGTTTTGCTTATGTATTAGTATAGCAAGTTCATCTTTCATTGTCAACTTCTTTTTCTTCAAATCGGTGATTCTCTCGCTAGTAGCATCACCGCTTTTTTCTAAAGAGATAATTTGTTTATCCAACACTCGATGTGTTTCTTCTAAGAACGCAATTCTTCTTTCGTACATAGTAAGTTTCCTTATTCGGCTACAAGTTTATCCAATTCGGTATCTTCTCGATCGTCATTCCACGAATCTTTATCTTCTTCACCTTCTTCGTAGAACAAGTCATTTGAGATATTAGTGACACCACCACGCAAGCGTGAGCCTTCCAAATTCTGCATAAAGCCTCTAGTTTCAGCTTCTTTAATCATATCAAATGCAGATTCTTTGTCCGGGCAGTCAAACAGTTCTTCAACAAAGCGATCAAAGTACAAGATGTTCCGTGGAACCCAATCACTGTACTCATCGCTCATATCACGATCTTTGTTCTTCTTCCACTGTCTCCAGTCTGGACGAATCTTAGCAAGCTCGATATCTGCCAAATTGTTAGCACGTTGTACAGCAACAATGTGTTGATACACATTATGACCCATCATTAGAGCATAACCAAAGCTATCCCACGATGTCTTGCCTTCTTTGCCAATCTTGTTTAACATTCCTGGCTTGTAATGACAGATATCAGAGATGTTTAGTCTACGACCAATTTCGCTTTCGAATGGAAACGGAATGTCTGGACGTGATGCAAGTGCTTTATTGTCCGGAGCCTTGTCCATGATAACACTCCATCGCTTGGCTGTATGCTGACTATTAGTGTAAACAAGTCCGTGTGCAGTTGCAATGAACGGTGACGCACAGTCAAAGCTGATTGTAAAGTTAGGATTAATATGTTTACGGACCTGACGTTGAATACTAGTCAAGTAGCACGACCAATCTAACTGTGCAGTACCCAAGAAGTGCATCCAATCCTTGCCTTCTAACATACCATCAAAGCGCATAGTGATTAATCGACGTAGAGTAATATGCATCTTGCACATATTAGCACCACCCATTGCCCAACCTTCAGCGGCTTTTTCGCCCCAAACTTTAGTGTCACTGAACTCTTTAACACCTTCGTACCACGCTTCCGCAGTATCCCAGTTGCTTCCTTGTAAAACGTTTAAGAACTTAGTAGCACCTAAGCGATTTTCTAAGAAGTACTTGTTGTTGTGACGAGTTTTATCCAGGCAGTCTTCAAATGACTTCAATCCGGTCTTAGGACTGTGAATATGATCACATGCCCAAGTCGGAACGTCTAGCATCATGGACCAGTCAGCAGTTAGTTCAAGCCAGTTAAGAATATCATCACGTGTCTTATTAGCTGCTTTGCCTTCAAAGTCAAGCCAATCAAACTTAAGAATGCCTTTACCGATCTGATATCCGCCTGAGTCGCCTAAGATCATAGTCTTGCTACGATCACGTTGCTGTACCATAGCATCATGATCCATAGTCTTGTTAAGGTCTAACTGTGCATGACCAGCTGAATACAAACCAAACTTGTAATAGAAGTATCCTTCTTCTGGGTTTAAGAAGTTCATGCCTTCAATTCCGCGATCAAACCCCGCTGGGATTCGATCCTTGGGTACAAACTCTCCTTTACGTTGCTTGGCAATGTATGTTGAGTAAAAAGAACTAATCGCAGGCAAGTAGACTGCGTAGTCTTTCTGTAAGGGTGTTAAGTCAACTGGTTTTTTCATATTAATATTTAGGCCGCTTGTGCTGGAATGATATATTTGTAAGTTGCTAGACCACTGTCTAAAGTAATCTGGATAGCACCTTCATTACTCAACGACATCTTAGTGTTATTAACATCGGCAATCTTAAGAATACTCAAGATCGGCATCACTGGCCAAGTCCAACCACGATCCAACTTACCGTCAACACCCGTAGCAAATACAAACTCACCACCATGTGTGCTAGCATCACCAAAGATAAACTTTAAGTTGCCGCTATCTGTCTTAGCTAAGAACGTAGGATGTTCGTTGTTAGCGCCTGCTTGAAAGTTAAAGCGTTGTACTGAACTAACTGTAGGCTCAATCTCTACATCCCACTTAACACCACGGAACTTGACAGTCTTCATCTTTTCGTTGATAATTTCTGTATTCATAAAACGGTAGTCGTTTTTAAAGTCGCCGTCTTTGTTTTCAAAGTGTAAACCCACTGGCAATGTGTCGCCATTACGTTCTGCTGTAGTAATTGTAATCTTAGCGTTGTCTTTATACTCAGCGCCGTCTAGCAAATACTTCAACTTGTTAAGTTGCGGCATACCAAAGACACCGATCATATCTGGATACGGACCAGCAGTAGTAGCTTCCATAATAACAGAACGATCGTCTGCCATTGAGTTAATAGATGTACCGCTTTCTGTGCCTGTGACTTTAACTGTAGTTAAGAAGCCTAGGTTTTGTGTATGCGACACAATGTCTTGCAAAATATCTTTCATTTAGAAATCTCCATGTATGTTAATATTATAATTGGACTTGATGTGAATGTCAACCATGAATTTACTCAAAGTCAAATAGTTTACCGAAGGTATTATCATTTCTTGTAGAACTGATATCCCATTCTAGTACTCCAATCAAGTTTCCTAGCTTTTCATCAATGACAGCAGTTTCCATTTCTGCATCATTGAATGGTAAGTCTTTAAACCATTGCGGCAACCGTAGTTCATCTACAGGGTATGCAACACTAGTATACCCCATTGGATTATCTTTGACCTTACAGACAATAACTTTAGCACCATCTATAATAGCCACAGAATACTTGTCAGAGTTTAACCGTTTCAAAGTGTTCCAGTTCAAACTAGCACGGACATGCCCGGGCATGTTAGTCTTGCCTGCTTTCTTTTCTTTGTCTCGATACTCTGAAATCTTGTTTGCACGTTTAGGACTGCCTTTCTCCCAACCTGGACGAAGTTTAAACTCAGTTCTAAACTCAGTAATGTACTCTAGAATAGATTCTTTAGTCTCACCGTTTAGTACACGAGTCAATACTTCACTTAAAAAGTCTTGGATAACAACAGGGGTATCTGACCGCTTGAGATCGAGTCCCATTGCCTTGATCTTTCCGCCGTGTCCTTCTTTGTCTGCTCGCTTACCTTCTTTGTCGTAGTAGAGAACTGCGTATCGCTTCTTGGTGATGAATAGTCCCTTGGAAGCAACAATCTCGCGACCTGCCTTAATGACCTCTCCTCGAGTCTTGGGGCAGTGGAAAGCATCTTGCATAAATTTTGGGAATGTGTCATTTACAGTTTCTCCTATAGTATCGTAAAGTTCAATTACACTCTCTCTTGTCCAAGGCAGTGCGCCCTTGTCAATTTCTTTTCTTAGCGTGGCATACGCTGAGAAATAACAGGAGTCTGTATCACCATAGATAATTGCTTTACCTGTGTGATCAAATTCGCCTGTGATAATTTCATTTACTTTTCCAGCCATGTGTTGTGCAATAGCACGACCAGTTAGTGTAGTTGATTGTCCAATACGGTTATCAAAGAATCTGCAACCAGCATTAAGGATAGCACCGTACAAACTATTCAAGTTAATCTTCTTAACTAACTGACGCTTGTCCCAATACTCTTCTTCAATCTTGTTGCCGGCAGCAATACATTCTTTGAGTTTTTTCTGCATGTCTTTACGTTCAGCATACCAACGCTTGAGCAAGCCAGGAATAATACCTTCCTTTTCGTAGGTAAAGATAGTACCGTTAGCACTAATCATCCAAGGTTGGTTGCTTTCAAATATCAAGTCGTATGCTTGTGCAGCACTTAATGTATCGCTTCCACCATCTTCCCAATCAATTGTAATATCTCGACTGACATTTCGTTCCATTACAGCAGTATATTCTAAACTTCCGAAGATACCTTCCCAAGCACCTGCGAATGACTTACCCTTGCCCATTTGAGCAGCAACAAAGTCGTTAGTACCATCTTGTCGCAACTGTCCAACAATAGTCTCTGGACCCATGTTTAATGCACGAATCGCAGATGGATACAGTGAATTAATATCCAGTGAGCCAATCCACTCGTGAATTCCTTTCTTAGGAAACGCAACATATGCACCCGCAGCCTGTGTATCAACGTTCTCATCACGGCTAATACGATTAGGAACAATCATGCCACGCTTGTGAGCTTCGTTAATAATAGCCTGCTCGGTCACAGCCACAGCACCCATGGTAGTCATTAGCAACACAGTACACTCATGTGCTAGTGTGTTAGCAAGATCCATAAACTTTAACTTCTTGTCAAGTTTCTCAAGAAGCATAGTATCCTGTCTGTTATATTCAATAAACTTTTTAAAGTCATTGTTGTATAACTGATCAAGTGAGCCTTCGTAGACGGTCTTGTTCTCACCTACTTCGATCTCACCAATAGCATCTAGTCGATAGCTGTGACGTTCTTCATAGGTGTACTTACGATACAAGTTCAAACTATCCAAGTGTACACGACCCACGAAGTCGTATGTAATAGCAGTCTTGCCGTACTTTTCGTATTCACGTTTCTTCGGCAACTGATTCCACAAGCAGAATCGTCTAGTATCTTCTTTGCTTAGAACTTTAGTGACACGGTTAACAGTATACGGAATATCGAATCCTTCACTGTTCCAGCCACTTAGTACGTCTGCATCTTGAATTAAGTCTAAGAACGTATCTAACATATCTGCTTCGTTCTTAAAAAGCATTGTGTTGGGAAACTCTGCTACTTGCTTTTCAGCTTCTTCCATTGATAATGTCTTAGGAGGAATTGCTAAACATACCATAGTCTGCATCCATTGTAGGTAGACAGCGATAGCAGTAATTGGCATGAATGCATCTTCTGGTGAAGCATAGCCACGTTCTGGATCAAAGTCTACCTCAATGTCGAACCATGCTACGTTTAGCTTGGGGGCATCTTGATTAAGATAGTTGTCTTCTAGACAACGGAATACAGGCTTAATGTCTGATTCATATAGTTTTTTGTTTGAATAAATTGCAAGTTCTTTGCGGTGTTCTTTAACATTCCTAGAAGTCACTCTAGTTAATGGTTCACCTTTAATTGAAAGGAACTTGCCCTTGGGGTCTTTATAATAAAAGATGTGTCTGGCAGGATAATCTTTATAATGCCTTTCACCTTTGTCATTGCGCTCGACGACACGTATAATGTCCTCGTCGCGATCATAGAATGCGTCAACGTAGCTCATATTTCTCCTTTATGCGAATTGCGGCTCGCAAATACCAATACAATCAATTGTGGCTGATCAAACCTTTCTCTTACATACTTATCAAGCGAATCAATGCTATAATATCAATAGTGACTAGCAGTAAGTAGTTAGCAACCATTCCTGTACTTTTACGAGTCCAAGCAGCCCATCCAAATACAGCACATTGCATAATAAACAACGGATATAAAATTAGAAACGGAGGATTAGGTAAAGTTAATCCCATCCACACTGCGCAAACAATGCTCATAAACCAAGCTGAGATTTCTAAAATAAACCTTAGCGGCCATTCTTTGTAATCTCGTTTAGCCCAACGATATGTTCCAGAAAATAGTTCTATCATTCAGACTCTGGAAGATTCTTAGTGACACCTAGAATCATTTCAATTTCGTTCCACTCTTCTTCATGCGATGCCCAATTGTCCTTACGGGCAATTCTAATTGCTTTGTTAATCCAGCTAGGTTTAATTTGAAGTTCTTCGGCAACTGCTTTAACAGTTTCTTTAAGACCTTCAGTTAGGTCTTCAACTTCTCGCAATACATTAGAACCCTCGTTAATAAGTCGTTCCAACTTTGCTTTTTCTTCAGGTCCGTACATCTTTGCCATATAATAATCTCCTTAGGGTTAATCTATATTATACAGCCATAAAAAAAGCCAGTCAACCTATGACTGGCTTTTTATTAGTAATTGGAGGAATTACTTTGAGTCTTCGCTTAGTACATCGTACATTTCAAATACGCCACCGTTGCGCTCGTAGATCAAACCTGCAAACAATTCTGCTTTCATGCCTTCACCTAATTTAGATTTAGCAACACGCTCGGCCCAGTTGAACAATGCTTTGTCCATTGGATCGATTTGTTGTTGGCCACCGCTTTCTTGTACTAGTTGAATCATTTGTTTGAAAGATAGTTTTTGTTCTACGCTTTCTTTAACTGGACGCTTTTTACCTTTTGGCATCATTGCACTTTCAGTTTTCTTAGCAAATGGGTTAACACCTTTCTTAGGACCTGCTTTTTTATCAGCAACTGCTTTCTTCATTGGCTCTTTCTTGTCGCCGTCTTTGTCCATGTCTAGGAAGTCTGGCTTAGCCCCTTCTTCCAATTTGCTTTTGCAATCAGAAATCATCTGTTTTAATTCTTTTTGGTTGCAATCGGGATGCATTTTACAAATTTCTGCTACAGATTTTCCATCCTGGCACATTTTCTTAATGTGTGCCATTGATGGTAATTTGCCGTCAGCTTCTTTCTTACTTTCTTTAACAGACTCATCTTTCTTGTCATCCCAAGGAGCTTTCTTAAGTGAAACTTTCTCTTTAGGTTGTGCTTTGGCAGTGGATAGAGCAGCTTGACCTTTTTTGCTTTTTACCATGTCCATGAACTTAGAACGAGCAGCTTTTTGTGCATCGGAACTTTCTTTAACTGCTTCGTCTTTCTTCTTTTCGTCTTTTTCAGCAGCTTTACCACTGTAGTTCTTGCCCGCAGTGTGCTTAATTCCTGTAGCAGTTTTTTCAATAGTGCCACCAGTAGCAGACTTTTTCTTATCTCCCACTTTCATTTCTTCAGCAACTTCTTCATCGGCTTTTTTCTTAGCTTCAGCAACGTAAGTAGTACGTCCGCTTAAAACACGTAATTGAGCGTCTTCGTTAAGCTGTACAGCTTTATCTAATTGCGGCGCAGCTGGTGTCGATTTTGGCGCTTCCATACTGTCTAATTTGTTAAGTAATGACTTGAAGTTCATTTTTTGATTCCTAATGGTCTATAATGTATTTATCTTTTGATAATATTACCTTGCCCTGTCATGAGGCCGGTTTTGCTGTTAAGTGCGTTATCTGTTGGCTTTTGCATCTTCACTTTACCTTGTTTAGGTGCTTTTGTTCCAGGCTTGCCAGGTGAGCCTGTGTATGATTTATCAGCTTTAAAGGCAGCGACAGGTCCCGTTGCAATATTGCCTGCGGACGTTGCACCTGTTGTAGCTGTTTCTAATAATTCATGTATTCTCATAGTGTATTATTTATATTATCCGTGTTCAAATCTTGCTTGTGATTGCGGTACATAGTCTTTACGTTCTGCATGTTGTTGCCAATAAGCATTGCGCTCATTGGTACTTGCTCTACGTGCTTCGTGCTCTTTATATTTTTTTATATAATGAATTAGATCTGCTTGAGTCATTTTTTCTTAGCTTTTCCTGCTTTCATATTAGCAAGCCAGTGTGCCATCCTTTGCTTTTCACCACTTGAACTTTTAGCAGTCTTTCTTAAACTGCCAACACTTGCTTTAGTATTTACACCACTGCGTTTTGCTAGACCCTTACGGCCTGGCTTCTTACCATCCGCAAAGTTTTCGGTAATAAACTCATGAGCTTTCATCTCATAGCTACCTGCATATAATTATTGAAGTTATCTTTACGATCAGCTAGACCGTTCATTCTAGGATTAATAGGCTTAGTGACTGCTTCAACATCTTTGAAGTTATCTACTCTCGGCTGTACACGATGTTGCCAAAACCATACTGCAATCTTAGCAGCAACTTCTGGTTTTTCTGCTAGTTCGGGATTCTTGATTAAATCCATACCGATCGCTTTACCTGCAATGCCGTAGTTGTAGCGACCTGTGATTTGTATAAAGCCTCTGCCTTTGAATCTAGCACCATCACCTACTTTGGTGTTGCCCAGTGTTTTAGCTTTCTTAGGAGCATACTTGGGATCATACTTACGGAAGTCTAAACTGCCACCGTATTCTACCATAGTCTTAAAGTCATGCGACTCGTGTGCGCACTGTGCTAAGAACGCAGCAAGCTCTGTACTTTTAATGCCAGCAGCTCTTGCAGTTTTCATTAGCAGTGCTTCTGCAGGTGTGCCTGTAGCACTAACAATTTTAGGTTGGCCTAGGTCTTTTGGACGAGACTTTGGTTTAATGCTAGTCTTGGGAGCAAGTTTAGACTGCTGTTTAATTTGTTGTTGTTCTTGTTTTATCTCGCCGATTAGTTTTTCAATGGCGGGCTGTTCTAGTTTAGCCTGCTGTACAATTTCAATCTTTGTTGCAGTAGGAATAGTTGGACTAGTTAGAGCTTGCTTAATAGTTAAACCGCCCATTGCACCACCTGCTATAGCAGCACTGATGCCTAAATTTATTAAAGTATCTTTAATGCCTTCGTCAAACTCGATGCTTTCGCCACCACCGCCTCCGTCGCCACCTGCAGCGGCCCCACTACCATCTCCGCTGTATCCTGTAGCAAAGCCGTAGCCGCCGTAAGGACCTGGACCCCATGCAGCACCGCGAGCCTTACGCTTTTTGCGTTTTTTCTTTTCTATTACAAATTCACTAGATTTCATACAGGCTTCTCTCCTGTTAGATATGGCTTGCTAAACCACAACTTAAACCATTCGGGCGTTCCGGGCTTGATGTTGTGCTTTTTCATTAACTCGCCTTTTTCGTTTCCAGTGACGCTAATATTACTACCGCCGTAGGGCTGTAGACCTTTAAACTCAGTAATGCCTGCTAGGCGTCTAATATCAGCAAGTTCGTCTATCATTTTGTTGCCGGTTCACCAGTAATATGTACTTCCCACTTCTTGCCAGACTCTTGAGACTTACGTTGCGCCATAGCTTGCAATCTAGCAAACTCTCTACGCTCTTCCGGACTATCTGCATATGCACCTGCTGGCCCTGGAAGTACTTTCCATTTCTTACCATTAATGTATACTGCAAAATTATTACCTGGCTCAGTATTACCTTCGTCCCAATCTTCTGGATCTCTTACTCTTTCCGCCACACCTTGCTCTCCAAATCTTGTTCGATAAGAATTAGAGGATGTACTGTTTCTGCTTCCAATAACTTTATGTCCTTCGCCTGCAAGCATCAAGTCATACATCATTCTAATAACGGCTGACGGGTTTTTAAGAGTATCAATATGATTGTAGAACCATCTAATTTTTTCCGCCTTCATTCTACGAGCAGGCTTGCCCTTGACCAATTCTTTAGCCTGTGCCTTAAGTGTTTCAAGATCTCGAATTCTTTCTAATTTTTTAATATCATCAATTGTAAAGTTATCTTCTTTTCCGTCGTTGGGGCCTTCTGCTATACTTTCTTCTTTAGTTCTATCAAACTTAGTTTTATATAGATACTCCATTACGGAGTATAACACAGTTGCAATTTGATTTCCGAATCTTGCATTACTACCTGAACCTGGGGTCATTTCCATGCCTTTTGCTTCTTTACGTAGGTCCATCATTGCATCAATTGCAGCCATTGCATTTTTGTCAACGTCTCTAAAGCCTTTAGTCCTTGCTTCAATAAAACTGTATACGTCCCAAACATCGTTAGCATATTCGTTTGCTAAGTTGCCTTTATAACTGCCTTGGCCTCGTTCGATCGACTTACCAATCTTACGTAGATTAGCTAACACTTCAACAGCATCATTGCTAGTGTTAATGTATGCTTCATCTAAACTAATGCCTTCCATAGGAATCTGTTTAGCTTTATGCTTAAGGTCACCTTGCTTCTCTGCCTTCTTTTTATCTCTATGTGCGCCAGCGCCGCCCATCTTAGCGTTCTTTGCCACAAAGTTTCTTGGCTTAACTTCAAATTCTTTAGCTCTCATAGTATTTTCCTCTACGCTGTCGCTAATACCCAATCCTTTGCGTACAGCGTCAAACAACGGTTTAGCTAACTCGCCTGCACCTGTATGTTCTGCAAATTTTTTCAAGTCGTTGTTAGCAGCATCTTCTCTAGCAAGAGTTCCACTAATACCAGCAACGCCTTCAGCCCCGTCTTCTCTTTCACCACTTGACTTAAAGTCTAGTACATCAAACTTATAGTATCCGTGACTCTTGCCTTCCACACCATTATAATCTTTTAATAGCTTACTCATATCGTCTATGCGATCGCTACCCGCTACAAACGTAGCATCTCTGTAGCCACGCTCATAAAGATAGGTAGCAACTTTTACAATAGTGTTGAGACTAGTGTCTTGAACAATACTCTCTGCATACTGTGGAAATAGTTTTCTTAAAAAGTTTACTTTAGTAGGATAATCTAATGGATTCTTTTTCTTATCTTGGCTCATGCTGGTGAAGATTCGCATCTCACCACCTTGGCTTTTCATAGTTTTGAAAACCTGGTCGTGACCTAGTGTTGGTGGATTAAATCTACCAAAGCAAAATGTGACATGCTTGCTGCCACCTTCAAATAGTTCTCTTAACAGCATTATTCGTAATCGCCTTTACCAATAAACTTTTCTTGATCTTCAGCGAAGTGCCTAGCAAGGTCTATTAGTTTTTCTTTAGGAAACTTTTTTTCACGGTCGTCAATGTCATATTTTTGACAGTAATGATCTAGGCAATGTTCGATAGGTCTAATATAAACCTTGAATGCATTGGGATTTCCCTTGTGTTCTTTATGTCGCTTTACTGCTGGAAAGAAATATCGATTTAACATTTTATCATCGTTGTCGATATAAAACTTTAAATCGTCGAGCCAGTTTATTTCTTCGGTCTCATCTTTAGGTGCGCCAATAGGCGAAAACATTTCACGTAATAGCATTACCAGCTCCTACAAGACCAATATCTTGCTTTATGTCTTGGCCCTGGATTAGAGCAGTTATGTCTGGCACGGAAACTCTTTCTACGTGCTGGATTGGATTTTTTAATGCGCATCTTCTTGTCGCCAAAATTTACTTTGACCACATTGCCCTGTGGATTCTTTACATATACTTTTGATTTTTTAACATCGCCTGCCATTTTTTTGCCTAGTTGTACCTTGCGTCCTTGATACTCAGCTTCTGTTTTAATGCTTTCGTTGTTTCTAGATTCTTCAGAAGCCATGTAATCCCAAACGGTGACTAGCATGGATTTTGCGACTGCAATCTTTTCTTGGACCCATTCTGGGAGATTATCGCCTGCATGAATGATGTTGTCGATACCTTGAACAGCACGTTTCATCGTTTCTAGGTTATTGTCAGCCATTCCTGCTTCGTCGTCGTATTCAGGATTAGAACCTTCCCCAATTTTTTCGCAGTCGTTTACACGCTTCCCTGCGTTTTTACCAGTTCCTGCTTGTGTTCCAGTTTTTCTGTAGCCCTTCCAACATTTTTGTGGACCGGCAACGCCTTCTACTAGTTCGCCTTCTAAAAACTGTAGGCCTTCGTTGGTTAACATTTCTAAAGCATGATCGTCTAGTTCGATAACAATGCCGTCTTCCAGCATGTCTACAATAGTAGTGGCAATTTCGTGATCTTCTGAAAAGCTGATGCCAAACTCGTCACCGATTTCAAACTGTTCTAAATCAGTGTTGCGCTTTGCTTGTATGGTGTCGTTGTCTGTTAGTGCAGTTTCGCTAACGATAGCATCTAATTTTGATAAAATATCTCTCATACGTATCTTCCATAAGTTGATACTATATTTATCGTTTAACGCAACTTAGGAATTATAACGGACACTGATGATTTCACCGTCTTCGATGTGGTATGCAGCACGTATAAACACAAACTTGCCTGTGATTGTTGTGCTTCTGCTGGAGTTTGAGCTATCTACATCAAATGTTTCTGTATGTACGTCAACCCAGTCACTGTCACCCGGATAAAGTTCTAGTGTAGCTTGTATAGTGATAGTTCCTAGCAAGCCTTCTGCGTGGAATAACAAGGTGTGTATACCATCGCCGTTTTTATAATATCCTGCTCCTCTGTTTTTATCGGAGTAAAATACAGTGTCTGCGTCAGACCCAGCTTGATAGTCTCTACCGTATGCAGACGATACAGTGATATTTTCTAATAATTTTAATGTTTCGAAGCCCATATTATTATTTATCGGAAACTACAAACTTGTATATCCGCCCTAAAACTGTTGAATCACGCAACTTTAGCATAAGCAATGTTGCTTCATCTTGCACCAATACATATCTTCTATCCCAATTCCAGTCAGTGTGCATAAACCATGACTGCAACGACTCAGTACAGGTAATTCTAGTAGATTGCGACTTGATCCAATCGAGATACTTTTGTTTAGCCTCTTTATCTCCTGCCATTTTATGTGGAAGGAGATAAGCTCTGTACTGATACTGATTCTTAGGTAGCTTTTTAACCATAATAGTAGATGCATCTAACAAGTCGATGTTTGCACCTGGTTCGAATCTATGAACAACATACGATTCAAATTTTTCAGATATAGCATCATAGAACAATTTATCGTTTGTATAATAGTCGATCTGTCTACTTTCTATCCTAGTAGCGTAGTCGCTTTTGTTGTATGGCAATAAAAAGTTGCAGATGTTGTCTATCAACTCTTTATTATGCCATACTGATTGACGAAACGCATGTAAGGGCGCCTCTGTAAGATTACATAATAGTTTTATGTCTCCTAACGCCGCCATTCTAAAGATACCAGCACCACTAACTTGTAGAGTAGTCTTATAAAGCCACTTATTGTAGAACTTCTTATTAGTTGTCTTGGTTTTCGTTGATAACATCTTGTTCCTTGGACTGTGCAGCATCTAACGCTCTCTGAGCTTTCATTGCTTTTTTCTCTTCTTTAGTTAATGGCTTAGGAATTTCAGAAATTATAAAGTCGAGTTTACCTTCAACAATATCGATGGTCACACGCCCACCTTCGATAAGATCACCAAACAATACTCTACGGCTTAACGGACTTTTAACTTCATTGTCAATCAACCGTGCTAGCGGACGAGCACCCATCTTTTTATCATAGCCCTTGTCTGCTAACCACTTAGTAGATGCGTCTGTAAGAACGATTTCAATGCCTTTGTCTTTAAGCTGAGTATTAAGTTCGCCTACAAACTTTCTAACAATCTGATGTATAACTTCAGTGCCTAGTTTAGTAAACTTGATAACAGCATCTAAGCGATTACGGAATTCTGGAGCAAAGAACTTCTTAACTGCTTTGTCATCTTCTCCGTCTCTCTCCATTTCACCAAATCCGATATTGTTATTCTCGTTATCACGGGCACCTAGGTTTGATGTCATAAGCAGAATACAGTTTCTTCCGTCTGCTTGTTTTCCGTTTGAACCAGTGACAAAGCCATTGTCCATAAATGCTAATAGGATATTCATAACATCTGGGTGTGCTTTCTCAACTTCGTCAAGCAATAGTACAGCATTAGGATGTTCTTGCAGCTTAGTGATCAACATACCTGCATTGTCTTCGTAGCCGACATATCCAGGAGGAGCACCAATCAAACGTGAAACGCTGTGCTTTTCTTGATACTCGCCCATATCAAATCGTATTAACTCCATGCCCATCTTTTCTGCTAGAGTTTTAGCAGTTTCTGTTTTACCTGTTCCAGTTGGGCCAGATAATAGGAAGCTACCGATAGGCTTGTTAGGTGATTTCATACCTGCTTGTGCAACAAAGATTTTATCAAGTAATGTTTCTACAGCAGTATCTTGTCCGTACACAACTCCTTTCATTTGTTTCTCTAATGAAGCAAGATTTTTGCTTTCTTTTTGAGCTACAGTTTCCAAAGGCATGTTAATCATCTTACTAAGTTCGTAAGTGACTTGTTCGATGTCAACAATTTGTTCTACGCCTTCCATCTCTACATCGTCTTTCAACTTGTATCTTGCAGAAGCACAGTCTATGATGTCAATAGCTTTGTCTGGAAGTTTCTTGTCAGCCATATACTTAATAGACAACTTAACTGCTTGTTCGATAGCAGCATCGCTGATCTTAACATTGTGATGTTGTTCATAATGCTTCTTAAGACCTTTGAGAATCTTAACAGTCATTTCTGCACTAGGCTCGTCGATGTTAACACGCTGGAATCGACGCATTAATGCACGATCACTTTCAAAGTGCTTGCGATATTCTTCCCAAGTAGTTGATGCAATTAGTTTAATAACACCCTTGGTAAGGATAGGCTTTAACATATTAGCCATATCGTTTGAACTATTACCACCGCCTGCGCCTGCACCATTCATCATGTGTGCTTCGTCGATAAACAAAATAATATTGCCCTTACGCTCAAGTGCAGCAAGTACACCCTTAACACGTTCTTCAAAGTCACCGCGATATTTAGAACCTGCTAGCAACGAACTAATATCAAGTGTGTATACTTGGTGGTCTTGGATAAACTTAGGTACTTTTTTATTAAGAATCTTAAGTGCAATACCTTCAGCAATAGCAGTTTTACCAACACCTGGATCACCTACCATTAATACATTGCTCTTATTTCGACGAGCAAGAACTAGCTGAATTTTTTCAATTTCTTCTTCACGTCCAATAACCGGATCAATTTTACGCTGCTTGGCTTTCAATGAAAGATTTGTGCAGAACTGATTTAAAATCCTATCGGCTTGACTTACATTAGCTACTCGGTTTTCTGACACTTGATGATCTTCTTCTTCTTCGGGCTGCGGCATTACATTTTCTTGGAAATACTTAACAAACTTTTCTTTTGTCACTCCTCCCTTGGTAAGGAAATAGTAAGCGAAACTATTTTTTTCACTGAGTACGCTGATAATAACATCAGCAACTTCCATACGCTGCCGTCCACTGAACAATACCTGCGTAAAGCAACGGTTAAGCACACGCTCAACACTGTTAGTCTTTTTAGGTTTGACATTAGGATTACTAGTTTTAATGTCATTGAGATTGTTTTTTAGATAATGCTCTAAATTTGTTTTAATAAAAACAGCATCTGCCCCGTATGACTTTAGAAGTTCAAAGGAATTCTTGTCACTCAAAATGCCGAAGACGATATGCTCGATAGTAATGTATTCGTGGTCAAGTGCTTTAGAATGCTCTACTGCACCTTCAAATATTTCTTGTAAATCTTTGCTTGGTTCGATCATATTATTTGTTTTTCCTAAGTTTCTTCATAGCTAATTTTAACTTCACTTGACCTACTTTGTCAACAAAGCAGATGCCGTTTAGGTGATCTAACTCATGCTGAAAGCACTTTGCTAAGTATCCATCAAACTTGGCTTCGATAGTATCACCGTTGCTGTTTTGATATTCTACAATTATCCAGCTAGGACGTTTTACTTTTAAAAACAATCCCGGATAGCTAAGACAACCTTCTTCGTCTAGAACTTCTTCTTTGCTTGCTTCTAGTATCTTAGGATTAAACAAGGCGAACGGTTCTGGAAAGCCCGCTATACTATAGCTGCCCATAACGAATACTTGCTTAGTTAATCCTAATTGATTAGCAGCAAGCCCTATGCCTTTTGCTTCGATCATAAAAGAACACATTTGTTTTTCTAGATCTTTTGCACCGATATCACTTGCAAAGTCCCAAGGAGTACTTTGTTCTACTAAAGAATTGTGCGGTCCTAGTTTAAATTCCATGTTGCACCTGTTGAATTTTTTCTAACTGTGCTTGAGTTAAATCTTTCGGGATTTTAACTTTAATTTTAATAAGAAGATTACCTCTTCGTCTAGTTCTCATATCTGGCAATCCTTCGTCTGGTATTCTAAATGTAGTATCAGGCTGTGTGCCTTGCGGTAAGTTAACCGACAGTGATTTTCCGCCCAGTGTTTTTATCTCTATGGATGTTCCGAGAATAGCATCCCATGCATTGATTTCTTTATCGATAGTTAATGACGTGCCCTCTCTTTTAAAAGATCTATGAGGAAGCACATTCACATTAACTATAAGATCTCCTGGCATCAGATTAGGTATTGCATTATCTCCCATACCTTCATATCGAATTTGTTGACCGTGTTCTATACCCGGGGGTATTTGAATATTAATCATCTTCTTCCTACCGGTCGGAAGCCCTAGCTCTGCTGCAATGTCTTTGCCAGTTAATACTTCTTCTAGAGTAATTTCTACAGAAATATTCAATGATTTATTCTTACGAAGATTTCGATTGAACCCACTAAAGCCAAAGTTGTTGAATATGTCTTCCATATTACCTGTGCCAAAGTGAAATTCAAATGGATTGCCTTGATTGGGATTGTTTCGACCGGGTTGTGCATTAGGATCACCACCCATATCAATGATATGTCTTTTCTGGGGATCAGTTAATGCTTCGTATGCCGTTGCAATTTCTTTAAATTTTTGTTCATCACCACCCCTGTCGGGATGATGCTTCATCGCCATAGTGCGATATGCTTTCTTGATATCGGCGTCTGATGCGCCACGTGTTAATCCGAGTGTAGAGTAATAATCCATAGTATCATTATACAATAAAAAAAGGACTGTGTCAAGCAGTCCTTTTATTTAAGTTTATTTTTAACTCAGTAAAAATTTTTATTTTCTTGGTGAACTACCTAAGTATAAACCAAACCATGCTGCACCAGCACCAACAATAATTGATACTAATCCAGATTGTTCTAGATTAGGTGTTGGTACAGTCATAAACCAAGTCACAACTTTGTATACTAAAATAATGTATATACTCATAAATGCCCTTGGCCAAATCCTCCAGCTATCAACTGCTGCTGCTAGATAAATCCATTTTTTAAATGGGTTGCCTTCGACGTCTTTCATTACAGCTGACGAGTTTAACGGACTATCGCCTGCTGTTGGGGTTTCTGGTATTTGAATGCTCATTTGTGATAACGCTCCTGTTTGCGATGTTGCTACAGGAGAGGCCGCCGCCGCAGGTGCAGCTACCGGTGTTGGACTTTGTAAATCTGAAGGATCTAATCTAGGCATAACTTCGCTCCTATGCTAACTTAAATATTTATTTAGATATTGGTTTTATGTCTTCTGCTTTAGTTGCTTCTTCGTAATAAACAATTATTTCTTTTTGTTGATTAAGATATCTTCTTAGCTCTGCTATGTTTAACGATAAATTTTCATAGTCTTTAACACTAATAGCAATATATACTAGTTCACCATTTTTCTTAGTGAATTCTTCAACGAACAGATCATAGTTGTCTTTATTAACAACATAGATTTTAATATTGTTCATCTGTACAGGCTTAGGCCTTGCAGCCGGAGGCACTGTAGTTTTTACAGTATTAGTTACCGTTATTACTTTTGCTTCCGGGCGCAGGAGACTGCACCCTGCTAGGGTCAGTATCAGTAGTGATGTCAGCCCAAATCTTAGTAGTTGCATCTTGCATCCTTTGTTCGATCATAGCAGGCTTTTTTAGAGCCAGCATAGTTAGGTTGTGCTTCTGTAGAGTAGCACGAAGTTCATCCCCATACTTCTCTGCTTTCTGTAAATCGCCTTGCAACTGCATGTTAAGCTCGCTTGTACGCTTGATATCTGTTTCCATCATCTTAATACTTGCTTCGCTAACTTGTATAGCAACTTCCATCTTAGCAACGTTTTCTCTTGCAGTCTGTAAGTCACCCTCAATCTTTTTTACATACATATATCCTGCTCCTGCAGATGCAAGAACAAATAACGCCAATGCGATTTTAATAGAGCTAAACATTGTTATCCTAGTAGTTTTCCCAGAGTCTTTGGACCAGCTATACCATCGGCTGTTAGGCCTTGTGCTGTTTGCCACGCCATCAGTGCTTTTTCGGTTCCAGGACCAAAATCTCCATCTGCGTTCAAGCCCAAAGCCTCTTGCATCTTTTTTACTACGGGGCCCTTAGATCCTTTACGAACAGTTTCTAAAACTAATGCAGGTTCTGCAGGCGCAGTCCAATGAGGATCAAACACATGCAGAGCATGTTCCCAATGTTGCTTACGATCTTCTAATCCAATAGTACCACCATTGATACGCTTGGTCATAGTAATAATGTCGCCACTATCGCAGTACTGATTGATATTGTTCTCGTCCCAGAACCAGCAAGCACTGTCAAGTGCGCCTTTCTTAGTACGAACATATTCACAGGCTTCTTCTAAGTTCATCTTCATAGCAGCAGCGAATTTTGTATAGTTGTGACGACCAGTTAATTGGATCAAGCCGCCGCCACGGAATCTCCAACCATCACCACTTGCTTCATCACCGTTGTCCATGCGTCCTGCATAAACTACATTGGCAATCTTTTCTGGTTGACGATTGTATGCTTGAGCATCACGCCCTGCTTTAACAAAATACTTTGGAAATATTTTGTTTAACCCGTCAGCACTATAATTTAAGTTTTCTGTTAAAACTTTAAACCCAGCACTTTCGTGGCCGCATTGTGCGATGAATCCTGCAACACGAGCAGGTGTATCAATTTGCCACAGTGGCAACACCTCACACATTGCTTCATACCAAGCATCTGATTCTGTTTTGATTAGATCTCTGATTTGGTCTTTTGTGAATGTAAATTTAAAATGTTCTGCACTCATTATTCTGTCCTTTGTAATAACATAGCTCTATCACCGTTTGTGAATAGAAACTTATTTCCAAACTTGCTAATGTTGTAGTCACCTAATACTTTAGTTAACCAAAACATTTCAGCGGTAGCTGTTTCGTCTAAGTCCATGGCACCTTCTACCACTGCCTGAGGATCCTGCTCACTTAGCCACCGCAGCTTAACTTGTTTGTCAAACGGTTTGTGAATAGTAATAATATCGTTATCTAGACTTAGACTGTCCATTAATGTTTTATTGAAAAATGATTTAACACTTTCAACTTTCATTTTATTAACAAATCCATCGTAAGCATTGGCTGTGGAAGGAATATGTTGTGAAAGATTTTCACCTGTTGCTTCGTGTACTTGAGACTCTTTATAATATTTAAATTTGAAACCCTCGATACCAGTTAACTTAGTCACACCGTACATCAAGTCTTTGATGTTTTCTGATAACTGCGGAGTCCTAGACATTTCAACGAAAACAGAATATTCACCTTTGTTGTCCTCACCTGAACTAATATCAGCATCTAAAACAAACGGATATCCTTTCTCAATGAATTCCATCATGTCCTTGGCAGGACTACGATCTTTAACTTTGAAACTTACAACACAAACATCTCGGTCTTCGCCCATCTTGGACTTAAAGCTGTCAATTTCAAAAACGGAGTGGACCATTTCTTGTAGGTCCATAGGACGAAGTCCTTCATCAAGCTGCTGGTTGTTCTGCATTTGCCATCTCCTGTGCTTGTTGTTCTGCTGGATCAATATGTGCGTTAACTCCGGATGAGCTAACAATATCTTCAATCTTGTTCTTATCTAATTCTGTGTAGCCACGGTTAATATCTTTCATTAACTTCTTTGGCATCTTGATTTTGATCATCCAAACTTTCTTGTGATCAATCTTTCCTTTTTTAGTGCCAGGACGTATGTCTTCTGGCTTCTTAATTTTCCTTACAACTGACAACATGTCTTCAGCGACTTGTACTTTACATCCGTATTCTAATAGACGCTGACCACCTTTGGGTTCAGGCATCTTATCTTCAGGCCACATAAAAGTACATTCAACAAAGTACCGGCTTTCGTACGGACCACTAACTAGTTCGCCGTCCAGCCAGTTATCGTAGACGTACACATCTAGTTCGTCGATAACACGTTCGAAATCTTTGAGCAAACCTAGGCTGTTATTAGAGCCGTAAATTTGTTCGATGTTTGTAATAATATCTTTAATATCTGCCATGATTAATCTCCATTTGTATTTATCGCGGAAATTTAAACATAACATATATCATTTCCTCTAGACTGTTAAATACAGTTGTGTTCGGGTATCGGACACTAGTGAACTTAGGGTCCGATCCAGCACAATACTAGGAGGGAAAGCCTTATATGAAGCGAAAAAGAGCGCAAGTGCAGCGAAAAGAGCAATATGACCCACGTTTTGACAGCAACGTTATAAATATTGACCGCAGATTGAACGATAAAAGAAAACGAGTTCAAATCTATCCTAAGAATTTAAGTCAAGAGACTTACTTATTCAAACTGAATGATCCCAATAAAATGATAGTATTTGCAATAGGGCCCGCGGGTACCGGCAAAACCATGTTGGCTGTTCAGTGGGCAGTGGATCAATTAAAGAGTGGCGCAGCTGAAAAAATCATCATAACGCGACCAGCTGTATCAGTAGACGAGGAACACGGTTTCCTACCAGGCGACTTAAATGAAAAGATGGCGCCATGGACGAGACCAATTTTTGATGTACTCGCCGAAAACTTTAATGCTAGAGAAATCGAAAACTTTGTAAGAGAAGGAGTAATCGAAACCAGTCCTTTAGCATATATGCGTGGTAGAACATTTAAAAATGCAGTAGTTATTGCAGACGAGATGCAAAACACAACACCTAGCCAGATGAAGATGTTGTTAACTCGTCTAGGAACAGACAGCAAGATGGTAGTCACAGGAGACCTACAACAAGCTGATCGTCCTAGCAATAATGGACTGTTAGAGTTTTTAGGACTTTATCGTAATTTTGAAGGACATCAATACGTTGACCTAGTACAATTTGATGTACAGGATGTAGAACGTCATGAAGCAGTAAAGGAGATACTAGCAATCTACGGCGACACTTAATCTTTAGGGAGATGGGGGGTCAACCGATCCCCTATCATCCGCTTGTAAAATTCGAGCATATCCTCATAGCCAGCATTGGGGTTAAGTAAGTTTTTAACACATTTCTTTTCTTTGAAGTCTAAGATGACCTTGGCGGTCTGAGTGTGCTTCATCTTTATGCTGTTTTTAAATTCAGTGATTTCGTCCCATTTGCCGTTGGCTTGTTGATAATAGCTAACGATCATATATCTTGCACTCATTCTTCTTCTTCTCCGAATTGTTTTACATTCACTCCGGACTTTTGCAAAAACGCAATACCACTAGTATCCCTATAAGCGTTCCTATATAGAACACTGCTAATACCACTTTGGTATATAAGTTTGGCACAGTCCAAACATGGAGCATGGGTAATAAACATGCTAGCACCCAAACCACTGTTAGTAGACTTAGCCAATTTTGCAATCGCATTGCTTTCCGCATGAAGCACCTCAGGTTTAGTTTTTAGTCGATACCGGCCTTGCATTTCATTACCATCAGCATCTAAGTAAGTACCTTCGAATGGCCAACCTGTTTCGATCTCTTCAGGATCAAGCCACCCACCTGCACTGCACCATTCTACATTTTCACAATTGTTGTCCCAGCCTGCAGGCATACCATTGTAGCCGTAGCTGATTACAGTATCATCTTTGACGATAACAGCGCCTACTTGTAGTCTCTCAGCATGACTGAGTTCGGCAGTACGTCCTGCCCAGTCCATATATAATTTTACAAACTTTTCTTTCATTCTATTTCCAACCATGTGTGGTCGCCCATATATTTTACTTGTGTTTGATAGTCGTACCAATCAGGGGGACTACTAGACCAATCAGTAGGACCTCCTAGTACTAGCCTCATCTTTTCTTTGCGAGTATCCCAAACCAACCAGTACTCTTTACCCATCACAGGCTGAAATTCATATTCAGCAGCATGTACTGCATCTGTAATATCCAATCTACGTTTAATCTGTGCAGCCTGCTTTTCTAATACACTAACAAGTTCCATGATACGATCATATTCTTGCTGGGCATACATCCTAGCATGATTGATCATTAGATCTTTCTGCTTAGTCACAGGGACTAGGTCAAAGTTAGGGCCGCCTGCTTCGGTGGGATATTTAGATACATTCCTATTAAAAAATGGAATTAGCGTACCACCAACGTCGGCATCAAAGCTGTGTCGTCCCTTGGCTAGATTAGACTTTTTCTTATCGGTCATTCTTCAAGAAGTTTAATTTTGTTAGGTACCCCATCCCACTCTGCCGCGTTAGGCAATGCATCTTTTTGTTGAGTAATAACAGGCCATTTATTGCTTAGTCTAGTATTAATATCTAACCAAAAAGCAATATCAGTATTAGCATCGTTATCGGCTACAATAGCCCCAACCGGACATTCAGGAACACATACACCGCAATCAATACACTCGTCGGGATTAATTACTAAGAAGTTAGGACCTTCGTGGAAACAGTCTACAGGACAAACACTAACACAGTCTGTATGTTTACACTTAATACAATTATCAGTGACTAGATATGTCATAGAAGTTTTGCTAACCTCACTAATGTTGCTGCTAAGTTGATTTCCGGATCTGCACAAATTGTATGATCTACAAGGCCCTGCTTGATAACAAGTATAGCTTTATCTTGATTGTCATCAGTACCGAAGATTTCGATGTTGTCATACAACCAACGATAAACTTCTTCCATTTCTTCTGCACGAATTTTACCACATAGCATTTTACGTGCTTCTGTAATTTTGCCTGCCTTAAACAGCATGACCATGTCAAACTTCCAGTCAGCTGCACCCTGATCACCTTTGCTAGGTGCCGCAAGTACGCCTTCATTGACATTTTGTTGCACAAGGTTAATGCACTTACGGAGATCTGGATATGTCACTTTAACATAGTTGTCAAGTGTATCAAGATCAAACTCTATGTTTTCTTCAACAAGAATAGTAGCAACACGGGCAGTGAATTCATTATGATCAGTTCGTTCAACGTGGAACCCTTGACATCGACTATGGATTGCTGGAATAATCCTGTTAGGATAGTTGCATGTAAGAATGAATCTCGAAGTTGCATGATACTCTTCCATAACTCCACGCAACGCTGCCTGTGCGTTAGGACTCAAGTAATCAGCCTCGTCAAGTAGCACAACTTTAAATGGACCAAACGGAATCATCTGTACGAAGTTTGTAATCTTATCACGGACATCTTCAACACTGTTAGTACGTGACGCATTGATTTCTAGTAAATCAAAATCTTCAATACCTAGTTCTTGAATAAGAACTTTAGCAAGGGTAGTCTTACCGATACCTGCACTTCCGCTTAACAACAGATGCGGAATGCTTTGATCTTTGATCCAAGTTTCAACTTGTTTACGTTGATGTGCATCTCTAAACACATATCCGTCGACCTTCTTAGGACGGTATTTCTCTACCCATAGTTCTTTCATGTTAGTTCCTTAATTTTCTCATCTAGATCCCACAGGCTAACACCTGGTGGATTTGTTATACCAGTTGCACGAGCTTGATCAAGCAAACTTCTTAAAAATGCTGCTTCATATCGCGAAATTGGTGCAATTTCAATATGCTTCTCGCCGCGTGATTCTAGTTCGTCTAACAAGTCTTCTGTGTCAAAGTCGCTAATATCAACCTCGACTTCAACTTCTGTGTAAACAGTTTTGTATACCATTATACTACTTCCTCTAAAATTCCCAACAGTTCTGCTAGGATAAGCAAACATCCACCTGCAAATACAGAGCCCCAACCAAATGCTGTTCCGGCAAATGCTACACCTGCTACAATACGTAGAGCACTCTTTACAAGACTGACATAAAAATGGCCACGGCTTGGATCTTTTGCCGCAGGTACAAATACTTTTTCTGGAATAGGCATGTTATTTTAACTCCGGTAATGGTATTGACGATGTTGTATCATTATAATCGCCTGATTGCTGATATGTGCGTGTTGCAGTTTCTTTAATCAACACATCACTACGATATCGATAAGTTGTAATTTCTCTACGTACTACACCTGAAAGATCGCTTTCAAATGCTTGTGTAAATGGTCCATCATTTTGTTTCGACATTTTTCTTCTTTCCTTTTGCTGCACCCCATTTTCTTTTGTACTCTACGACTTCGCTTCGTTTGTACTTAGGGTATGTTGTCACGGTACCGCCATTTTCAAAGTATGCGCTTACCTCATTCGCTAGTTTTCCCGCAGCCTCTGCTGCTTTTTTCTTGCGTTCACTTTCAATCAATAGCTTGCTCTCTTCCTGCCACTCGTTTACGTAAATCACTTGAACTAAATCTATGATCTCGTTTATTGAAGTATAGTTCGATATCTCGTTTACGGCAAATGTCTTTACCAGTAAAATCTTTATCTCTATACTCCTCTCCTAATATTCTAACATCAATATGATACATTGTCAAGATATCTTCTAGATCTTGTTCAGTACCATACGGAATAATTTCATCTACATATCCTACTGCTTTAAGTTGTGTATAACGTTCAACAATAGTTTGTATAGGAGCATTTTTATTTGCACGATCAACGGACGGATCTACTTGTAATCCGCAGATAAGATAGTCGCACTGCTCTTTTGCTTCACGCAGCATTTGTACATGCCCGGCATGAAGTAAATCAAAAGTTGATGCAGTAAATCCTACTTTCATTTTACAAATGGTGATAGTTCAGGAGCAGTCCAACCTTCGGGCTTAAGAACTTTACCATCTTCACGTTTACGTACTAGTCCAGTTTCCGGATCTACTTTAGCAAAGTTAGTTTTCATTACTTCGTTCCATGCCGCTTCGGCATCGAATCCGCCTGAATGAATTGCTCCAACAGTCACAACTAGAATGTCAATTAATGCATCTAATTGTTCTACACGGTCGCTTGCAACAATAGCTTCTTTTAGTTCTTCGCGCTCTTCATCAATTAGATCCAAATACATTGCGTATTGAGCATTATTGATTTCGCTTACAGATTGACCGCAGGCAGTCATAAACTTCGCTTGATCGCGAAATGGATTTGTCATTCGTATCTCCTTAAGACTTTAATATCTTAAGTATACGCTGTTGTTCTTGTTTTGTCAACCACTCTTCTTCATCATTTCCGAAGGAAGGTGCTCGTTTTAAGGTATCGTTAATAATGGACTGAATTTGATATAGATCTTTCTTACATTCAAATGCAGTAAATCCATCGTTGTGCGGACTGGAACATTCTCTAGCAAGTGAATGTATCTGAGAAATGATCTCAGGAATGTCCCAGCCTTTTTTAAAACCCATTACCCTGTTTTAGATAAGTTGCCTGGCATGAAGTCTTCTGGATTAATATCCATACTGCTACCGTGAGTGTATTCTTTTCCGATATAAAAGTCATTGGGCTTTTCGTCGGCAACAATTATGATAGATTTTATTTCTACTTTTTGAAACTCTTTCTCACCATCGCCGTCATCGATCTTAATCTTACGAGTCCACCGACCGTGCTCAATTAATACCCATTGCCCTACCTTAACATCAATTCCGCACTCACTGCCAACTTTATAAACTTCAGCCCAACGAGGTTTAACTCCGTGTGCTTTACCGTCATCACTGCCAACGATAATACCACCTTTGGTAAGTTGTTCACCCATATCCATATTAATAACAAGGACATCCTTGGACATGGCACGGATTTTAACTTTTTTAGCTTCAAATGCAAAACTCATAATTAACCTTTCTTGCGTGAAACAACTTCTTCTTTTGAAGCGGCTGGATTGATTGCATAAAAATCTTGCAGAACTTGTTCTCTAGTACGAGTGACTTTTCCGCCTTCGCCAATTTCGTCACCACGAGCATTAACTCTCATGTTGCCTACTGCTGGAGTTTGTTCATTACGGAGAAATAGTTTCTCCATATCGATCTCTTTTCCTCTAACACTTGTGTATGTTCTTCCCATTTTATTTCTCCTTAAAGAATTCTTCTATTGGTAAATTGTATTTAACACTGTCTACCTTGTGTACACCAATCAAGTATAACACATAACTTGCTACACTACTACCTCTGCCCACACCCCAAACTATGTTATTAGCTCTAAGGGTATCTACTACAAATTTCATTGCTAACAGCACTGGAATCATATTGTTTTTACGAAAAAGCTCTAACTCAGTAATTATCCTATTATAATTTTCTTCCGGACATACCTGGACTACTAACTCTTCGATATCCATGTTTTTATATTCGTCTGGAATAAACCAGTTGCTTGGATTGATTTTAGTTTTGGGGATTGGATAGTTTAGATGCTCGTCATGTAGTCGATTGATGTATTGACTTAAATCATCTGCAGAAACACATTCAGAAAGAATCTGAGGGCCATGTTTTATGACACCTTGTATTAGCTGCTCTGTTGTATTAGTCCACATTAATCAATTGACCCATATCACTATCTGTATCTTTCAGTCTACGAGTATGTCTTTTAGACATCTCCTCTCTGTATATTATAACAAATGTTGATAGTTGTGTCAAGAGATCTTGGTTGCCTAAACGTGCAACTGTGTGATATTTTTTGGTTAATTCTAGAAGCTTCTGCTCAACCTCTTGGTCTTTGAGATTGGACAGATCTTCTTCAAGTGGATGGAACATTAGCTAAATGTACCTAGGTAGTTTATAAAGAAATTATCTTCGCTGTGGCGCCAAATTTCTAAAATAATCGGGTTAGCATCGGAAGCAACTGTTAGTGTTCCTGGATAATCTGCATTAGTTTTAACAGCAGTAGCACCACTACCGGACAATGAGAAAGATACAGTGGTTGAAGTACTACTATATAGTTCAATTGTCATTTTGCCAACTGCTGTTCCTACCGCAGGAAATCCTAAGAAATCAAATGTAAATGCAGCAGAAGCAAATGTAAACACTTGGTAGCCGCCATTCTCAAAGTCTAGCGTGTATGTCACTTGCGCTACTTCAAATGACTGTGCAGGATTTAAGACTTCTCTGTTATTTTGTAAAGTAGCATTATGGATAAGATTGCCGTTTAGGTCGTTGTCCACATCTGTTCTTACTACGTTGTCCTGCAGGTCTTCAATCTCAGTTTTTGCTGCTGAAAAGTTTGTTTTGATTGTATCAAAATTGTCTCGGAAGACTTGTGTATCGTTGTCCTGTCCAGCTACAGGAAAGTTTTCGTTGATTGCTGCGGAATTAATGTTGCTTGTCATGGTAATTTTTCTCTCCGTTGTGGAAACGCAAGGTATTTATCCTCTATTTCGCCGTCTATAATATCTATTATATATCTATCTGCTAAGAAGTCAAGTGATTTAAAATCAAATCCAGAGGCCTTTATCCTAGAAATAATCCCTGCAGATTTACCCGGCAAGCAGTAGCACAGGGGCAGAGCTTTGGTAAATCCTAGCTCGTATGAAGCAGAATCTTGAATACTACGCATCCATTGCGGCAAAAATTCACGATCTCTGTCGCCTACTGTTTCTATTTGGGTTCGCATATTCTTTATACTATTTGGGAATATTCTTTGATGATCGCTGTCGCTTACAAACGGTATATTGCTATCTACTTTAATTGCATCATAGCTGATTAGTACCTTACTGCTTATATCATTTCTTAATTCTACAGTGCTGCTAATGCTTTTACCATTTTTTTCAAGATCGTCGATGATATTTACATATATTATTTCGTATATTACTTCTTGTGTTGTAAGATCTTTAGCTTTAGCAGATAACACGTCTCCGAGTTTTAGACGCTTATTATAATGATTCCTGCTCATAGCCTGTACATAATTTACAGCCGCCGTGCTTTCAATTCCGGCATATACTAATACCTTAAGAGCAGTTTGTATACCGAAGTTGATGTCACCGTATCTATATAGTTCTGAATTTTTAAAGATTGTAGCATCGGTAATAAAGTTATACCATTCTAGTCTTTTACTTTTTATTTGGAAGGCTTTAAGGTATAAGTTAGCAAATGTTTTAGTCTGCTCAGACACAACAGTTATAGTAAATATTTTATTCAATACAGCAAAGTTTACACTATCTCGGGCTTTAATTGTAAACGTAAACTTTTTGTCGTATGTTGTGGTTTCACTATCGTATGTAGAAGTAAAATCTCTAGAAGCAGTAGAACTATCTTCTGCGCTGTCAGTTCTTTCAAAAAATCTTGTAAGTCCAGGACCTGCATTGTCCGCAAACTGCTTTACTTTTCCTTGTATGCTACCAGTTGGTAGGAATTCAAGGCCTGGAGGCAATTCTCCGCTGACGAATTCATAACCTACTCTACCGCCATATAATAGAGTTTCTGCCTCAACATATAGTTTACTTGGTTGATTAGGTTTGATAGTTCCTAGATCGCTTACGGAAATCCAACTTACAGCACTTTCGATCTCACCAACAATCTCAACTGAGAATGTTTTATCAGCAGACGAAGTACCTGCAATCCAATATGCAGTATCTGTAGGCGATACATTTCTATTGCTCACATTACAGATATAGAGTAAACCGAGATATATAACTGCATCATTTACAGCATACGCAATTGATGCATTCCAGTCGCCACGTAGAGTATATGTAGTATATGCCAGCGTTGCAGGAAAGTTCACAGCCCGCAGAGTAAATGAGTATGTTTTAGACACTCTTGCTTGATAGGGAACATTTCCTGCAACTTCCCCAGTGATGCTGTCTAACTCCATTCCTGGAGGCAATTCGCTTGCACTAGTGTCTGGATTTAATGGCAGTAGGAAATAGGTTATAGTTCCTTCTAAACTAGGAGGATCGTACACATCTAAAAATATAGTCACATAGTTGTTAGCACGGAATCTTCCTAGATTGCTTTCAGTGATCCAAATAGGCGTTCTGCTACTTGAGGCGTCAGCTTGGAACAGATTTGTATCTACTTGTACAATACTATTGTCTGCTTGCAAAAATTCTTCAGTGACGACATAGATCTTAAAAAGTCTATTCTCGGTGTAAATTCCATCAGTCACGCCAACTACAAAGTTGTAAATTCTACTCAAACGTCTTGGAGTTCTATTAGGCTCATTGTAATCGAATGTTTCGGTATCATAGTAAAATGTATCAAAACCATTAGAGCGTGCTTCGAGATAGTCTAAAGGAATAATATCAAGCGGTGTAGTATCATACCCGCCGGAAGTGTCTGTTGAATACTCTAGCGCAAAAATAGGATCAGTGAATCCGGAAATTACTCCAGTGTTGCTTAATGACAAGCCCGGAGGAAGAAGTCCGCCGTTTGGCACTAGATAATAGATCAACAAATCTCCTGCGGTTAGATCTGTATCTGTGGCAGTCACTTGAAATTCAACATAGGCATTATCTAGAACGAAATAGTTATCGCCAGCACCTACATTAAGGAACCCTTCTCTAGTTAGCCATAATGGTGCATCAGCGCCGTCGACTCCTAGAGTAAATGTTCTATCCTCTACATCACTACCATCACTGGCACGTATGACAAACTTGCTTTCTGTGTAAATTTTTACTTCCACGGGAGAGCCAATAATTGATCCGTTTGATAACCGCAACCCTCTCGGAAGAGATCCTGCTAGCAAACTAAATGTTATTGCTCCGACGTTAGAAGTTGCAGACAACGGAACGTCTACTGAAATGCGTTCAGTTAGTAGTCCTAGGTCTCCGGCTGGTGTTATCCAGGTTATCATCTGGACATCTCCTTACAATATGGAACCACAGTCTAGAGCTAGTCTTCCTGGAAGAGTTATGGTGCCAAAGTCTATGTTTGATGATTGATACAATACTTGCATTGCATTATCGTAGTCGCCGGTAATGGTACCGAAATCATACGATGTTAGAATATCTGTGACTGGAATGATAGTTTTAAAAGAAACAGTCGAACCAGTTGTTGTGACTTCTATATCTTTTCTGCTAGTCACCGAACCAGGAGCAGCAGTACCACCAAATGTGATCTGTTGATGTGTGCTGGCTAACATGCTACCGGAATCTGTGTCAATTCTAATAAAAGCATCCGGAGAAGTATTATTAAAGATGATAGCGTCACTTGTGTCGTCTAACAACATTTTAGTACCAGACACTAGTGTTTTGAATTCTAAATTAGCACCAGTTTTTTGTTTAAAAACTCCGTATCCTGTTATACCTACGTTTGATGCTGTAATGGTTAATTCTGTACTCAATGATGTAAAGTTAGCGTTAACCTTTTGAAAGGCGGTGCGTAGATCATCACCTAGGCCATCGTTTACTACATTTCCGATATTAATTGTTTGTACTGTCATTATGCGCTCTCTTTAGTATATTTACCGTTATGCACCAGTACTATCTATCGCTTTAACCGCGGCAGCTAATCTGTCCAATGCTGCTCCTACAGTAGTTGGTGCAGTTCCTGCCCAGTCGCCTGCTGTAGTTGGTGTATATGTTGTAGCATATAGTTCTGTAAAATTTGCATTAACTTTGGTAAAGGCAGCACGTAGGCTATCACCTTGTTTGTCATTTGCCGAAGCGCCTACGTTGATTGTTTGTTGTGTCATTTATCGCTCCAATTATACCAATGCCGCAATTCTAATCTGGAAGTCTGCAAAGTCTGTACTTGCCGCTACCACTGATTTTAATCCAGCTAGATTAATAACTCTACTGCCTTGAATTGTTATTTCGTTCTCCGCAATAATATCACTGCTAAAAAACACAGCAGGAGTAATAGTAATTGCTGAACTGTCTGAACTGTCAATTAATGTAGTAAAAATATTACCAGTAAATGTACCACTTACTGATCCCAGTGCAGAACTATATGTCACCTCGCCTGAGGTAGAATTGTATTGTAATATAGATGTACCATCAGCACCTCTAATTGGTTTAATTACTAAACTACTTGCTGTTGTATTTTCTACCGCAGCGCCAGTTGCGTTAAGTACAATTGAGTTTGCCGCTTGGTTAGTTTCACCTGCTTCTTTACCAATTGCTATTGAGTCTTCACCTTGATTAGTTTTACCTGCTGTATCACCAATTGCTACTGCACTTATGCCTTGCGATGTAGTTCCAGCATTAAAGCCAATTGCTACTGCAAAATTGCCTTGTGTATTACTACCTGAGGAGTTACCTACTGCTGTAGCACCATAGCCTTGAGTTGTGTTACCTGCATCATTACCAACTGCTACTGCAAATTCACCTTGACCTGTGTAGCCTGCCGAACCACCAACTGCCACTGCACCTGCGCCTTGAGTTGTGTTACCTGCATCATTACCGATTGCTACTGCTTCTGTGCCTTGAGTTGTTTTACCTGCATCTGTTCCAACTGCTACTGCATAGACGCCTTGAGTTGTAAGACCTGCATTTTCACCAAGTGCAATCTTTGTTTCGCTTGTTCTTAGAACAGAGGTATAAACATCACCAACAATCTT